AACTGTTCCACGCCAACTCTAACACCGAAGCCCGCTTTGCTAAGACGAAGGCTGGCGTGGACGGCGGCGCGAACTGGCTGAACGGCGAGAAGTCGAAGTTCCGCGCAATGGCGGCGCAGGCCCCCAATCACATGGAGGCCGCCGAATGACGAAGGTCCGCCTGATCGTCGAGGATCGCGGCAGTCGCGAACGCGCGATGCAGGCGATCTTCAACCTTGCGCCTAGCCAGAAGAAGAAGTGGCGCATCACCATTGAAAGCGAGACCCGGAGCCTGCAACAGAACCGGCTCTACCACGAATGGGTCAGCCAGATCGCGCAGCACACAGGCCACGGCCACGATGAGGTCCACGAGTGGCTGCGCGGCCAATTCCTGCCAGCAGAGTTCGCCGACATCAACGGCTGTGTCGTCGAGGTCCGCAAGTCCACGACGCGCCTGACGGTGAAGGAAATGGCCGAATACATGGAACACGTCCGCGCGCTGGCGGCCGAACTCGGCCTGCATCTGCGGACAATCGAAGAAGAAAGCCTGGAAAGGATGGCGTCATGAGCAGCGTCAATAAGGTCATCATACTCGGCAATGTCGGCCGAGACCCGGAGTTCACGACCACGCAGAACGGCGGGCGCTTCTGCCGCCTGACGGTCGCCACGTCCGAACGCTGGAAGGACAAGCAGACCGGCGAGCGCAAGGAGACGACCGAGTGGCATCGCGTCGTCGTCTTCAACGAGAACATCGCCGACGTGATCGAACGATACGTCACGAAGGGCTCGAAGGTCTACCTGGAAGGCCAGCTTCAGACGCGGAAGTGGCAGGACCAGAGCGGTGCTGATCGCTACTCGACGGAGATCGTCGTCAGCAATTTCCGGGGCGAACTCGTCCTGTGCGGCGAGCGTGGCGAGGGCGGCGGATCGGCCCCGCAGGGCGAGACCTACACGAGCGGCGGCAGGCGGCAGGCGGCCAAGCCAGACATCGACGACGAGATCCCGTTTTAGGAGCCGCCGTGATGTCCGCACCTAACATGCGCCGGATCATCGACACTGTATGCGGCGTCTACGGATACGACCGGCGACCTTTCCTGCGAGAACGCCGAGGGCCGCGCGAACGAGCCGAAGCCCGGCAGATCATGTGCTGGATCTGCCGGAGCTACGGCTACCCGTTCAACGCCATCGGCCTCGCCGTCCGTCGCGATCACTCAACGGTCATGTATTCCGCCCGCGTGGTCGAGGCTGACGACAGGCTGCGCTCCGTCGCTGCCGATATCGTCAAGATCATCGACGCACAGGAAGCGCCTGCCGCTGCTGCGGTGAAGGTAGCGCCGCCGGCACCGCCGCGAGAGGGCGCGACAGCATACAAGCCGGTTGACTGGGGCGCGTGGGCAGACCGCGTGCGCGTCCAGGAAAGCCGCAAATTGCACGCGAACAGGTGGTGACGGCATGACCTACGCCCGCAAGGAAGTCATCGGCGACGCGACGCTGTATCTCGGCGACTGCCTTGATGTCATGCCGACGCTTGGCAATGTCGATGCTGTCGTGACGGACCCGCCATTTGGCGTCGGTAACTTTGTCCAAACGACTGGCCGGATAATGGGGCGTGGCGCGAGTCGGGGGAAAGCCGTCGAATGGAATGAGAGCGCGCCGCCTGAGCGCTTTTTCGAGATTGTTAGGCAGATATCGCGTCACAGGATTATTTGGGGCGCAAATTTCTTTAACTGCTTTGAGCCCAACGGTGGCGCGATTGTCTGGGATAAGGCGCAGCAAATGCCGAATTTTAGCAAGGCCGACATTGCGAGCTGCACGCACTTTAAGAAGACAGAGATCGTTCGGATACCGTGGACGAATTTCACAGCAACACATCGTGCCGAAACCGACCATCCATGCGAACGCCCGGTTGATCTCTATGTTTGGTGTATACGGTATCTTCCGTTTTGCGGCACCATTTTAGATCCGTACTTCGGCAGCTGCTCAGTTGGCGTCGCCTGCGCCCGGCTAGGCCGCAAGTTCATCGGCATCGAGCTGCACGAGCCGTATTTCGACATCGCCTGCCGCCGCATCGAGGACGCCTACAAGCAAGGCGATTTGTTCGTCGCGCCGCCGGCTAAGGCCACGCAGGAGGCGATGGACCTATGAGCCAGACGTTTAATCAAGCAGGGGGTGGCGGCATGGGCAAACGAAAGGCGATCAGCAAAAAGACCCGATTCGAGGTCTTCAAGAGAGATGGTTTCACTTGCGCTTATTGCGGCGGACAGCCACCGAAGGTCGTTCTTCATTGCGACCACATTGTCCCTGTTGCTGAAGATGGGACGAACGACATCGACAATCTGGTGACCGCTTGCGACGCCTGCAATCTTGGCAAGGGCGCGCGATCTCTGGCCGCGCTCCCTAAGACCGTCGCCGAAAAGGCTGACATACTGCGGGAGAAGGAAGATCAGATCGCCGGATTTAACGCGCTAATCGCCGAACGGCAGAACAGAATTGAAGACACTGCTTGGGATATCGCGAACGCGCTTAATGATGCGTGGGGATTGGAGCGCGACTGTTTTAACAAGCGCTGGCTGGCCAGCATCATACAATTTGCCGACAAACTAGCGTTGAATGATTTATTAGAGGCGGTGGTTATCGCAACCGCTCGAAAGCCTTATTCCGAAACGCAGTGCTTCAAATACTTCTGCGGCATTTGCTGGAACAAAATCCGTGGGGAGCGCGCCGATGGCTAGAATACGGTCGGTTCACCCAGGTATTTGGACGGACGAGGCCTTCATGTCCGTCTCTGCGCACGCTCGGCTCCTGTACATCGGGCTTCTCAATGAAGCCTTCGATGACGGCGTTTTCGAGTGGAAGACGCTCACGCTGAAGGCGCGCATATTTCCGGTCGATACCGTGGATGTTGATGCGCTTCTGGCCGAGCTTTGCGACGCCAACATGATTAAGCGCGCCGCCGGCCATCCGAAAGAGCCGGGCTTGATCCGAAACTTCAGGAAGTTTCAGCGCCCCAAGAGTCCGAACGATTCAGGAATCCTTCCGAACTGCGAGCGGGATTACGTCGGCCTTTCCGGAACCATTTCCGAAACGCTTCCGAAGCGATCCGGAAGCGATGGGGAAAAGTCGCCGCAGATGGAGGATGGAGGAGGTAATAGGGAGGAGATAAACACCCCCCTACCCCCCTCGGGGGAGAGCGAGCCGCAAATTGCTGGCAAGCCCGATCCGGTCGCCGACGAGTTCGACGAGTTCTGGACGGCCTACCCCGGCCGCGACGGGGCCAATCCGCGAAAGCCGGCGCTAAGCCGCTACCGATCCGCCCGGAAAACCGGGGCGACCGCCGCCGAGTTGCTGGCCGGGGCTAAGGCGCTCGCCGCCAAGCACGCCGGAGACAAGGGCGCTGACAGGCGGTTCGTTCCGAGGACAACGACCTGGCTGAGCGAGGAACGCTGGAAAGCCGACAAGCCGCCGCCATGCGCCAGATCCGCCAGCGGCATCGAGGGAAACGACATCTCGTCTTGGCTGCGAGGCGCGGAGTGGCCGTCGATCCTCGGGCCGCCGCCGCACCAGCCGGGATTTCGTGGCGATCTCGCCGTGGCCGAGCGGGTGCTTTCCAACAAGTTCGCCCAAGGGCGACGCGACGACCGCTGCAAATTGCTGCGCGACAGGCTGGGCGAGGTGTCCGCCGCCGCAGACGGGGAAGGAGGGAACGCCTGATGTTCGACGAAACGGAAGCACGGCGGATACACCGTGGCAAGCCGCAGGTTGACGAGCGCGGATGGGAGCGCCGCCGTGCTGGCGAGTGGTCCGGCACCGGCAGCGACCGCGCGGTGCGGATGATCTACCTGCCGCCGCTGCGGACGTTCGCCGACGTGACGGACGCCGACCGGGAGACGTGGGCATGACCGCCGACCCGATCCCCTGCGAGTACGTCGCCGCCGTCCCGCTGCCGAGCGAGGGGCGCATCCGCTTCTCCGTGATCCGGGGCGGCAACATCGTGGACACGTACACGATCCCGGCGGAGCGATGCGGCGCTGTGCTGGCGAACTTCGCGACCGCGATGGGCGAGGTGATGCGGAAGCGTCAGGACTGGAGGGAAGCGTGATGCCGATGACCGACGAGCAGAAGAAGGAATGGGCGAAGGTAGCTGATAACGCTTACATGAAATCTGACGGAGAGTGGCCGTCTGAAACATGGGGCGATGTCGTCGAAGCCGTCGCCCCGCTGATCCGGCGCGCGGCGCTGGAGGAGGCGGCGGCCGAATTTACCAGACGCCGGGACAAAGCCGAAGCGAATGGCGACAACGAGGCGTGGGAGACGTGGGAGCGAGCCCACGATGTTGTCGTGCGGGGGTTGCTCGTCGACGCGGAGCCGACCGATGCCTGACGGATCAATTGGCGGCTACAGCCTCGGCGCAATCGTCCACGGCGACAGCCTCTCCGGCGATCCGCGTTCCGAAAGCCAGACCCGGATGTATCCGATCTGGCAAGCCATCGGCGACGGGTGGGCGAACTCGATCATGGCTCCGACGATGGAGGATGCCATGCGGGAGATCGCCACGACGCAGGCGACCATCGGCCGAAGCCTGACGTGGAAGCCCGGTCGCCCCGACGCCAAGGGCCGCCCAACTGTCGAGTGGTCCCTGCGATATCCGGACGGCCGCGTTACGACGGGAACTGTCCGACGCAAGCGATCCAACATCATCACGGCCGAAGGCTCGCGCCGGACGACGCATGCTCGCAAGCCGAAGATCATGGCCGCTATCATCGCCGAATACCGTTCCGGCGACGAGTCCGTGGCGAAGATCGCTAAGCGCCACGGCGTCACGGCGAGGACGATTTACCAGATCCTCGAAGACGCCGGAGTGCCGAAGCGATCCGTGTTCGGCGTGAAACCGTCTAGGAAGCCCGTACAGCGCGATGACGACGCTTCGGCTACCCAGGCACATAAAAACCGATGATGCGCGCTCACGGGCCGTATTTTGGGCCGTAGCGGCGAACGTAGCGACGGATGGAGGGCGACATGACGCCGGAGCAGAAGCGGGAGTGGGTTGAAGCGGCCAAGGGGCCGTTCGAGGTGGAGCCGGGTAAGTATCCGGACGGGCTTGAGTTCGGCGACTGGATTTTCGAGCAGGTTGTCGAGGCCGTGACCCCGCTGATCCGCAAGGCTGTGCTGGAGGAAGCGGCAGAGCGCATTTACTACGCCGTTGACGCGATGGAGCCGCCGGACGGCTGGTCGGACGCCGAAAAGTCGAAATGGGAAAACGGAACGCTGGATGCGGTTAACGTGGCGGAGGCCACCATTCGCGACATGATCGACAAGGAGGCCGACTGATGGGCAAGCACGACATCGCTCCGACGCCCGAACGTCTCGCCAAGAGCGCCGTCGTCTCCGGCGAGACGATCCGCGCCGGCGTTAAGGCGTGGTACGACATGGACCAGGCCGGGCCGCCCGTGATCGAGCGCGTCGAGAAGTACATCACGCCCGATCAGTTCAGGTTCATGCGCGACTACCGTGCCGACCTGATCCGCTCCGGCATCTGGCGCAGCCCGCCCGCAGGCACATACGGCGAGGTGACCGGCGGCGAACAGTCCACGGTCGCCGATCTGGCGTTCACCCGCGTCATCCGCATTGAGCGCTACGTGTGCAGCCACATGGGCACGGCGGCCAAGGATCTGCTGCGCAACGTGGCGGTAGACGGCGCGACCGTGCCTGCCCACACGCCGCCGTACTGGCTGCGGCCGTTTCGACGCGCCGTCACCGTGGCGATGGGGTGGCGGTGATGCGCTTGACACTAGCGTCGAAAGGTGATAACCGTGAGGGGCACGACACGAAATCCGCCAAAAATCAGGCCTGCACGGCTCCGCTCTCGGCGGGCTTTTCTGTGACCGGAGGCTGAGATGCGTCGCTACGTGACGATGGCGCGGCCGAAAGCCTGTGAAGCCGCGAAGGCGGTATTGCATGATCCGGCCAGAAGCAAGAAGGCGATGACCGCAGCCGGTCGCCATCTGACGCAGCCAACGCGCGCCGGCTACTACGACGATGCGGCCGAAGCTTTCGTCGAGCATCCGCACATCACCGTGTTCGAGGCCGACAACGAACCATTCCGAACGGGCCTGCTGGACGCGAATGGCGCGGATATCTACGCGGTTGATGAGCGCGAGCCGATAGGATTCAGGCTGAGATGAGCATTAGCCGACGCGATCTGTTCAAGACGGCCGGCGCTGCGGCTGCGGTCGCGGCCGTGCCGGCGCTTCCGTTTATGGGTAATGCAAGCGCATTGCCGACGCTCTACGGCGACATGATCCACGACGATGCGCCGGCGTTGAATGCGCTGATCCGTGGCAAGCCCGTCCGCAACCTGTCAAGCGCAATTGTGCGCATGCCAGAGCGCGTGGTTCACGGCGGCAGGTTTCTGCTGAAAGCGCCGCTGGACGCTCGAAACGGCGGCTGGATAAACTTCAGCCAGTCGTATTTTCAGATGGCCGAAGATTTCGACGGTAGGGGGCATGATCGTGGTTGACAAGAGCGTGGCGGGAGACTGTTTCGTCAACGCGCGCGCCGCATGACCATCGCCCTAGTCACGCTCGCCTGTGTCAGCCTCGCCGGCCAGCCGCTCACATGCGAACACACGGACCCGCAGCCGATGGCCTCGCTGCGCGCCTGCTATGACGCCGGGATCAGCTACGCCGAGCGCACGCTGTTCCGGTGGCCTAACGCCTATGTGCATTTCGATTGTCTGAGGGCGTGATGAGCGAAGACAAGCCGACCGACAACCTGGTGGCGGATTACAGCGACGAGATTACGGATGCGCAGATTGACTATCTCATCCGTCTTGTGGGTAGTGGCGAAGATGAGCAGGACTTTCAGATTGTGAGAGTCAAAGCACCGTCATGGTGGTGATGTGACTAACGAAGACCGCGACGAAGCGGGCCGCTTTTATAAGGGGCACAAAAGCGCAGGCCCAGGCCGGCCGAAGGGCTCGCGCAACAAGCTCTCCGAAGCGTTCTTTGACGACTTCTACGCCGACTGGAAAGAGCATGGAAAGACCGCGATCCAGGACGCGCGCCTGAAAGATCCTGTCGCCTACATGAAAACAGCGGCAAGCCTGATGCCGAAGGAACTGGCGGTCAAATCCGTAGAGGATTCACTGACCGATGAGCAGCTTGCCGAGTACATCGACGCTCTCGACGGAGAGCTTGAGCGCCGTGCGCGCGAAGTTGGCGGAGATTCAGGGCCGCCGGAGGGCGCGCCGGTTCATTGACACCCTATGGCCCGACGATGGGCCGTATCGGCGTGAACTCTATCCGAAGCACCTGCAATTCTTCGAAGCCGGCAGGTTCTACAAGGAACGCGGCTTCATCGCCGGCAACCGCGTCGGTAAGACGCTCGCGGGCGGCACTGAGCTAACGTATCACCTGACGGGTGAATATCCCGACTGGTGGCCCGGTCGCCGCTTCGATGAGCCGACGCGCTGCATCGCAGCTGGCGATACATACGAGTCCACGCGCGACATCATTCAGAACAAGCTCTGCGGGCCGTGGGAAGACATCGGCACGGGCTTGATACCTGGCGACGCCATCATAGGCCGGGATCTGCGGGCGGGCGTCTCCAAGGCGATGAGCGAGGTCTACGTGCGCCACGTGAGCGGCGGCACGTCAACGCTCTCGCTGCGGTCATACGATCAGGGGCGCAAGCTGTTCCAAGGCGTCGAGCGGCATTTCTGCTGGTGTGATGAAGAGCCGCCGCTGGATATCTGGACGGAGATGCTAACCCGAACGATGGCGGTCGGCGATTTCGCTGGTGGGCTGATGATCGGCACGTTCACGCCGTTGAGCGGCATGTCGGACGTGGTGTTGGCGTTCATGGAGGATGGTGACTAGGTGCCCAAGTTCCTCGTCAACGTCGGCTGGGACGACGTTCCCCACCTAGCCGACGACGAGAAGAAGGCCCTAGCGAACGCATACCCGCCGCACGAGCGCGACGCCCGCATGAAGGGCATTCCGGCGCTTGGCTCCGGCGCAATCTATCCAGTGCCCGAGGATGTCTATCTCGTAGAGCCGCGCCCGCTGCCGAATTGGTGGCCGCGCGCTTACGGGCTTGACGTGGGCTGGAACAAGACGGCCGCGATCTTCGGCGCATGGGATCGCGACGCTGACGTGCTTTACCTGATCGACGAGCATTACCAGAGCTACGGCGAGCCGTCAGTCCATGCGGCTGCTATTCGGCGAAGAGCGGGCGATTGGATGCCCGGAGTCATCGACCCCGCGTCGATGGGCTCGAACCAGCGCGACGGACGCTCGCTCTTCGCGGAATACCAGGAACTCGGGCTACACCTGACCACGGCTCAGAACGCGGTCGAGGCAGGCATCTTCAAGGTTTGGGAGATGCTGAGCCAGGGCCGGCTGAAGGTCTTCAGCACGCTCGCCAACACGCGCGCCGAGATGCGCATTTACCGCCGCGATGATCGTGGGCGGGTTGTGAAGGAACGCGATCACTTGATGGACGCCATGCGCTACCTCGTGATGAGCGGGCCGGCAGTCGCCGAGTACATGCCCGAGTTCATCGAGGAAGGCGACCGCGAGATGGCGACGTACAGCCGTGATTCGGTGACGGGGTATTGATGATGGAGACGCAGCAGACAATCGACGCGCGCAAGGTCATGAAGGCCATGGAATGCTATCTCCGGCAGTGCGAGGAAGACGGTCGGAAGCCTGAATGTGGCTTTGTCGCTCCCGTCACCGGGCTGCGGCTGACCGTCGATGTCCTCCCGGAATGTGAACGCCGGCCGATTCGCGATGAGATGCCGCCGATCTGCTTTGGCGGGGCGAATACCTGATGCTCGACCTTGAAGACGACATGGAGCCCATCGAAGGCCCCGGCATGGACGATATGCCGATGCACGAGATGGCTGAAGGCGAGGAAGGCGAACTAGAGCCGACGCCGCCGCTCACGCTCCAAGCCATCGTCGAGCACGCCATGAACGGCGGCAACGTCGCCGATCTGCTGGCCGACGAGTTCCTGAACACGACCGGCCAGGACGTGTTGCGCGACTTCGAGGAAGACTACCAGGACAACGCCGGCTGGCGGAAACAACGCAGCGACGCCATGAAGGCGACGACGCAGACGGACGAGAAGAAGTCCACGCCCTGGCCCGGCGCTGCGAACGTCAAATATCCGCTGCTGACCACGGCATCGATGCAGTTCTCGGCGCGGACGTACAGCGCCATCGTCCCCGGCAAGACCATCGTTCGGGCGCAGACGACGGGCAAGGACCCGCAGAACGTCAAGCAGGCCCGTGGCGAGCGCGTCGCAGAGCATATGTCGCACCAAATCCTCGAAGAGATCGAGGGCTGGGAAGACGACATGGACGCGCTGCTGACGGCGCTCCCGACTGACGGCCAGCAGTTCAAGAAGGTCTATTGGGACTTCGAGGAAGGCCGGCCGTGCGTGGAGCTTGTGCCGGCTGACAAGGTGACGGTCGCGCCGGGCACGCGGGACATTGAAACCAGCCCGCGCGTTACGGTGCAATTCGAACGCTTCCCGCGCGAGATCGAGGGGCGCATTCGTCTCGACCGCTGGCGCAAGCTGCCGGAAGGCCAACGCTACTACGACGTGGAAGGCGACGAGAAGCACGAGCCCGTTGAGTTCCTTGAGCAGTACGCCTGGCTGGATCTGGACGAAGACGGCCTGTCCGAGCCGTACATCATCATCTGCGACCGCAAGAATGGTCATGTGGCCCGGATTGAGCCGCGCTATGGCCTAGAGGACGTGCTTGCGAACGAGGCCGGCGAGATCGTCAGCGTCAAGGCGACGCCGATGCTGGTGCCATATCGCTTCATGCCCGATCCCGAGGGCGGCTATTTCGGCATTGGCTTCGGCAAGCTGCTGCATCCGATCAATGCGACGGTCAACAGCGTCCTGAACCAGTTGATCGACGCCGGCACGCTGGCGAACACGCAGTCGGGCTTCATCGCGACGGGCTCGCTGACGCCGCGAGGCGGCAAGACGCGGGCGCAGATCCCGCAGATGAACGTCCTTGAGCCGGGCAAGTTCCACCCGGTCAACGCGACCGGCGCTTCGTTGCGTGATAGCATCTACCACGTGCAGTTTCCCGGCCCGTCCGTGGTGCTGTTCCAACTCCTTGGCCTGCTGATCGACGCAGGTAAGGAGATCGCGTCCATCAAGGATCTTGCCGGCGATCACCCGGCGACGATGCCTGCGACGACGACGCTCGCCCTGATCGAACAGGGCATGAAGGTCTTCACGTCGATCCAGCGGCGTATCCATCGCTCGTTCCGCAACGAACTGCGGCTGATCTACAAGCTGAACAGCCGCTATCTGCCGCAAGAGAAGTACCTGCGGGTTCTCGACGACGAGCAGGCGAACGTCGAGGCGGACTACGCGGTCGATGACTTCGACATTGCGCCCGTCACCGACCCGGCGATGGCGTCCGATCAGGTCAAGATGGCGCGGGCGCAGTTCTTGATGCAGTTCATCGGCGCGCCTGGCGTGAACGTGCAGGCGATCTACCAGCGCGTATGGGATGCGGCCGGCATCGAAAACCAGGACGAACTGATCGAGCAGCCGGACCCGGCGATGCAGCAGTTGCAGATTGCGCAGATGCAGGCGGCGGCGACGCAGCAGCACGTGGACAACATCACGAAGATTGCCGAGAGCGCCGCGAAGGTGGCGAAGGATCGGGCCAGCGCGCTCAAGGATCTGATGGAGGCTGAGGCCATCGAGCCCGGCCAGCAGTCGGACGAGTTCGTCGGCATCATGCAGGCGCTAAGCGGCGCGTTGGGAGCAATGCAGGAGCCAATGAATGGCGGAAGTCAGCAAGGATCAGTTGGCGGAATGGCTGGCGGCCCCGGCGGCGCAGGTGTTCCGGGATCAGGTGGTGGCGGCGGCGGACGGGATCGCGGACCAGTTGGTGACGGGTTCCTGGCTCCGGGCGTCATCGGTGGAGCAAACGGCGCTGGCAGCGACGGCTTTGGCCTACCAGAGACAGGGCTGGCTTGAGGCGCTGGAAGCATTCGATCAACTAGCGAGCGAGGATGAGGATGAACCTGGAACAGGGGAAGTTTAACCCCGGCTTCGAGCCGGTCGAATACCGCTGTCTGGTGCTGCCTGACGATACAGAGACCAAGGTCGGGAACATCATCATTCCCGAGCCCGTGCTTGACCGTGAGAAGCACGCCCAAGTGAAGGGAACGCTCGTGAGCGTAGGCGCGAAGGCGTTTGAGGACTGGGGCGACGACCGCGCCGCTCTGAAGCCCGGCACGCGCGTCATTTACGCCAAATATTGTGGTGTCGAGATCAAGGGCGAGGACGACCGTACCTATCGTCTGATCACGGACAAGGATATCGGCGCGAGGATCTACGAATGACAGACACCGAACGCGAGGCCGAAGACCTCGAAAACCTGGCACCCGAGGCCGACGACGAAGCCCCGCCCGAGAGCGGGGTTTTTGATTCCGGGGCCGACGATGACGACGGCGCGCCCGACGTAGACGAGGCCGCGCAAGCCCGCGCCGAGAAGGAGCGCGAGTTCGCCGAATTCCGCGCCCGGTCGATGGGCTGGCGGCCGAAGGAGGAATGGCACGGCCCGGCCGACCAGTGGAAGGACGCAAGCGCCTTCGTAAAGGTCGCCGACGAGCGTGCGCCGCTGCTCCGTAAGGAGGTCGAGAAGCTCACGTCCGATGGCATGGCGATGCGCCGCGCCTTGCAGGAGATGGCGCGGAACAACCGCCAACTGCACGAGCAGATCGCGCAGGCTCAGGCGACGACGCTTGAAAGCCAGATGCGCCAGGCCGAGGAAATCGGCGACACCAAGACCGTCGCCGAACTGGCGCAGAAGCTTGGCGAGCAACGCGCCGTCCAGCAGGCCCGCAAGGCTCAGGCAGAGGCGGCGGAGCGGCAGCAGAACACCGTCAACCCCGACGAGATTCCGGCCTTCCGTCAGTGGCACGCCAAGAACCCCTGGTACGGCCAGGACCAGGACCTGACGGATTACGCGAACACGGTCGCCGCTCGGCAGGCCGCGCAGAAGTACAGCCCGCACGATCCAGAGTTCTACGAGTCCGCCGCGCGCATGGTGGCCGCCTACGCCGCGACGCAGGGCAAGGCGATCAACCCGCAGCCGGCCGCACGGGCTCAGGCAGGGCCGCAGGGCGAGAGCGCCATCCGCCGTACCGCGCCGAACGGGTCGCGCGTCGCCAAGAAGGGCTGGAACGACATCAGCGGCCCTGAGCGCGACATCGGCCGCGAACTCATCAAATCGGGCGTTTTCAAGAATGAAGCCGAATACGCCAAGGAATACTGGTCGGAGTGACGAGCATGAACACCGAGAACACCACCGGCCAGGAGCCGCAGAACACCCGTGGCCCGCGCAAGGCGAGCCGGGACGAAGGCGGCAGGCGTCGGCGTCGCCCGATGACGGGCGCGACGCTCAACATGGACGTTCCAGAGCATATGAAAGACCCCAACTACGTCTATCGTTGGGTCAACGATCAGCCGGGCCGCGTTCGTCGGCTCGAAGAAGCAGGATATGAGGCCGTTATCGACGAAGGGATCATCGCATCCCGCCTCGACGACGGCACGGATCGCAGCAACGGCACCGTGATCCAGGCCCAGGCCGACAAGAATGGCACGATGGGCGGGATGAAGGCTGTGCTGATGCGCCAGCGCCGCGAGCATTACGACGAAGATCAGGCCGCGAAGCGCGCGCAGATCCGAAAAGTCGAAGAAGCGATTCAGTCGAAACGCTTCGAACTCGAAACCACGGCGAACGTCTACGACGCGGAGACTGGAAAGCCGCTGTGATGCTCGCCGCATCACCATAGGAGCCAGAAATGGCAAACTCTGACACCCCGTTTGGGCTGCGTCCGGTTAAGCACCGCGACGGCCGGCCCTACACGGGTTCCGGCAACTGGTACTGGCTGACGGACTCGACGGACATGTTCGTCGGCGATCCGGTGGTCATCACCGGCGCTTCCAACACCACCGAAGTCTCGATCCCCGGCGTCGGCACGAAGCAGCCCGGCACCCTTCAGACCGTCGTCAAGGCTACCGCCGGCACGACGAACCTGATCACGGGCGCAATCGTCGCTTTCGCTGCGGACCCGGACGGCCTGTCCACGCTCTATCGGGCGGCCGACACCAATCGTGCCTGTTTCGTCGCCGACGATCCCGACGTGGTTTTCGAAGCGCAGGAAGACAGCGTTGGCGGCGCGCTCGCGTCCACCTCTGTCGGTCTCAACATCACGCCGATCTATGGCTCAGGCAGCACCGTTACGGGGCAGTCTGGCTGCGAACTCGACAGCAATACCGCTGTCGCTACGCAGGGCTTCCAGCTTCGCATCGTCGGACTGGCGGATCGCCCGGATAACGTGATTGGCGACAACGCCAAGTGGCTGGTCACTATCAACCAGCATTCGTTCGGCCCGAATACGGCCGGCGTGTAAGGAGGGCTGATCAATGGCAGTCGTTACTACGGGCCAGATCGCTAAGGCCCTTCGTCCTGGCGTCAAGACTTGGTGGGGCCAGGAGTACAACGCCGAAGCGCAGGAGTGGTCCCGCATCTTCGACGTTGAATCGTCTTCGATGGCGTATGAGGAAGCCGTTCAGCTTGTCGGCACCGGCCTTGCGCCGGTCAAGCCGGAAGGCACGGCGATCTCCTACGACAGTTTCAGGCAGGGCTACACGACCCGGCTGACGCACTCGACCTATGCGCTCGGCATGATCATCACGGAAGAGATGATCGACGACAACCAGTACACTCAGGTTGCTCGTGCCCGCGCGCGGATGCTCGGCCGGTCAATGAAGCTGACCAAGGAGCACAAGCACGCCAACATCCTGAACAATGCCTTCGACAGCAACTATCCGGGCGGCGACGCCAAGGAGTTGCTGGCGACGGACCATCCGCTTCAGGGCGGCGGAACGTTCCAGAACGAACTGACCACGGCGGCCGATCTTTCGGAATCCGCGCTCGAAGATCTCCTGATCCTGATTGATCAGGCGGTCGATGATCGCGGCCTGAAGATCGCGCTCAAGGGCCAGATGCTCGTCATCGCTCCGGGCAACCGGTTCGTGGCGCAGCGCATCATGGCCTCGACCAACCAGACGGGCACCGCGAACAACGACATTAACGCGGTTCGCAGCCTCGGCTTCCTGCCGAGCGGCTACATGGTCAACCACTACCTGACCGACGCCGACGCCTGGTTCGTCAAGACCGACGTTATGGACGGCCTGAAGCACTATCGCCGCCGCGCTCCTTCCGGGCCGGTGAGCGACAACGACTTCGACACGTCGAACGTCCGGTTCAAGGTCAGCGAGCGTTACGTGGCTGGCTGGATCGACCCGCGCGGCCTGTACGGCAGCGCCGGGGCGTAAGCCTCAAGGCGATAGGCGGGCCGCCTCTGAACGCCCGCCACCTCCACTCCTGGGATTCCACCATAACCGGACGCTGCGGCGTCAGGAGCCTTTTCCATGACTTACAGCAACTATCCGGGCGGCTTCGCCAACGGCGTTACCATCCGCAACGTCCCCATCGTCGTCACCAACCCTGGCATGGTCTATTGGGTTGACAGCAACACCGGATCGAACGGCAACAAGGGCACGTTCGACCGCCCGTTCGGCACCATTGACTACGCCATCGGTCGCTGCGCGGCGTCCAAGGGCGACGTGATCTTCGTCAAGCCGGGCCATGCCGAAACCATTTCGGACGCGGGCGACATCGCCGCTGACGTGGCCGGCGTCGCCGTCGTCGGGCTCGGCAAGGGCACGAACCGGCCGACGATCACGCTGGACACGGCGACCGATGCGGCTCTGGCGATCTCCGCCGCCAACGTCACGCTGCACAATCTCCGCTTCGTCGCGAACTTCGCCGACATCGCAGCGATGATCACCGTGGCGGGCACCGACGCACATATCGACATGTGCGAGTTCGTCCCGGCCGGCGCGAACCTCAACTGGGTCAACGTCATCGACGCGAGCGGCGGCGACAATACGGCGGACGGGCTGACCGTCACCGGCTGCCGCGCCTTCGCGGTGGATGCGGCGTCGGACAGTTTCATCTCGATCACGGGCGACATCGACCGCCTCACCGTGGCCGAGAACTTCGTGAACTTCGACGCGGACGCCGACGCCTTCATTGAGCAGGCGACCGGCAAGGACATGCTGAACGCCTACATCTGCGACAACGTGTACTGCTCGCTGACGACGACGGGCGATCTCCTGATCGACAACGACACCGACGCGAACAGCGGCGTTCTCGCGCGCAATCTCGTGGCGCACGCGGACACGGCCGGCGAAGTCATCTTCGACGCTGGCGGCGTCTATCCGTTCGAGAACCGCGCTTCCGGCGTGGCGACGGCGAGCGGCTACCTGCTGCCGGCGGTCGATAGCTGATCGTAGGGAAGGCGGAGGACTAGGGTATGGCAGACATCCCCCCGGTCCCCGCCGGCCCGTTCGGGTCGCGCGGGGGCGAGGCGAACAGCTTCACGACGTTCGTGGAGACGCTGACCAGCACGAACACGTCAAGCTCCGAGATCGAACTGCGCCCCGGCCAATGGGTCGAGGTGCGGCTTCAGGCGACGGGCACGTTCGACAGCGGCACGGTCTCCCTGCACGGCTGCGACGTGAGCGGCGGCACGTTCGCTGCGCTGCCGGGCTTGGACGGCTCGGCTATCGCGCTGACGGCGGCCGGTTGGGCGGCTTCGGCCATCGTGCCGAATTACGTCAAGGTGGTGACCTCTGGCGGCGGCGGCACGCAGGATATCGACGTGCGCCTGACGGCTGTGCAGAAGGTGCGCTGATGGCCGGCGGGACGTACTACGCCAAGGGCCAGCACAACGTCATCTGCGACCGCTCCGGCTACAAGCTGAAGTCGGGCGACGCGGTGACGACGTGGGACGGGCTCGTGGTGCAGCCGGAGGATTGGGAGCCGCGCCACCCGCTGGACTTCTCGGCCAAGCCGCGTGATCGGCAGACGGTCGAGAACCCGCGCCCGAGGCCGGCTGACATCTTCCTTGAATACGGCGACGTGACGGCGGACGACCTCTAATGGCGACCAGCGGCAGCACCGACTTTCAGCAGACGGCGTTCACTATCGTCAAGGACGCCTTCACCGAAGTCACCGCGCATCCGTCCGATCAGGACATGGACGCGGCCGACCTGTCGTTCTGCCTCCGCAAGTTCAACGCCATGATTAAGGCGTGGAACGCGCAAGGCATCCACCTCTGGAAGGTCAAGGAAGCGACGCTGTTTCTGCGCAGCGGCGTCCGCTTCTACGATCTCGGCGCGACGGGCGACAAGGCGGCAATCGAGCCGGTCGAGACGACGCTTTCGGCCGACGCCGCCACGTCCGCCACGACGCCCTCGCTGACCAGCACGACGGGCATTGCCGCTAACGACGTGATCGGCATCGAACTCGACGACAATACGATCCACTGGACGACGGTTGCGAGCATCGGCCCTGTGGCGCTCACAGCCGGTCTGGCGAGCGCAGCGTCTTCCGGGCTCGCTGTGTACGCCTACCCGACGACGGCCGCTGTAGCCCGCCCGCAGCGCATCACAGGCGCACGCTACGAGTTGGCGGGCAACGAATACCCGCTGGAGATCATCAGCCGCGCCGAATATGAGGCCTACGCCAACAAGACGGCCACGGGCTCGCCGAACAGCGTCTATTACGACCCGCGCCTCGGCAACGGTCGCGTCTTCCTCTGGCCCGCGCCGGACGACGTGAGCGGCGTTGTGCGGCTGACATGCGAACTGCCCATCGAAGACATCGACGACAGTTCCGATAACGCCGACTTCCCGGCCGAGTGGACGCAGGCGCTGGTCTGCAATCTGGCATATGAGATCGCGCCGTCATATGGCGTCTGGGGCAACCGCCACGCCGAATTGAAGGGCCGGGCGATGGAGGCTTTGGACAACGTGATCGACTACGACCGGGAGTATGCCCCGGTCACGTTCCAGCCGGCCTACTGAATGCCGCGCGTTAACGTACAGATCCCGGTCGGCTCCGATCACCGGGACGTGCTGCCGTGGTCGCAGCAGCGGCTGCTAAACCTTTATCCCGAGTTCCAGGAAGCCGCGCCGACCAAGACGCCTTACGCGCTCCGGGCGACGGAAGGGACGGTCGAGTGGGCCGATACGCAGACCTTGCAGCCAATCCGGGGCATGATCCTCGGCGCTGACGGGCTGGTCTACGCCGTTTCCGACCGCACACTGCATAGTTTTGACCGCGACGGCACGAAGCGCACCATGGTCGGCGAGGTTATCGACGGCTCAGGGCCGGTCTCGATGGCCTACAACCCGACGCAGATTTGCATCATCACCGAAACCGGCAATCAGTATGTCTGCGGCTATGGCGGGCTGATCGAGAAGAACCCCGACGCCGATTACCTGCCGAGCCAGTATGTCGTCGTGATGGACGGCCACGGCATCCTGCTTCGGAAGGACAGCGACGAGTTCATTCTGACAAGCCTGGACGACTTCACGACCATCGACCCACTCGACTTCGCGACGGCGGAAAAGCGGCCGGACAACCTGATCTCGGCGGCTGTGCTGAATGACAATCTCTGGCTTTTCGGCGTGGAGACGACGGAGGTCTGGTTCAATTCCGGCGACGCAGACTTCCCGTTCGCGCGCACCACGGGCGGCTCTATCCCGCGCGGCTGTGCGGCGCGGTTTAGCGTCGTCGTCGAGGACAACGCAGTCTTCTGGCTTGGCGACGACGGCACGGTCTACCGGGCGAGCGGACCGACGCCGCAGCGCATCAGCACGCACGCCATCGAAGAGCACATCCGCATGATGCACGACATCAGCGACGCCATTGCGCTCTCGTACACGCTGAACGGCCACAAGTTCTATGCGCTCTCGTTCCCGGCCGGTGAGATGACGTTCGTTTACGACATCGCGACGGGTTCCTGGCATGAGAGGTCGAGCGGCACGACCTACACCGGGGCATGGGACGCGAGGCACCACGTTTTCGCCTACCGCAAGAACCTGGTCGGCGGGTCTGACGGCAAAATCTACAATCTCGATCCCGAAACCTACACGGAAGCCGGGGCGACCATCGTGCGCGAGGCTATCGCCCCCGTCCTGCATGGCGGCACGCAGAACCGTGTCACCATGGCGGCCTTCGAGATCGACATCGACGGCGGCCAGGGCGTGCTTAGCGGGCAAGGCTCCGACCCGTTCCTGCTGCTGTCGTGGTCCGACGACGGCGGGCGGACCTATCGCACGGATCGGGCGGTGAAGACCGGCAAGCGCGGCGTCTGGGCGCACAAGGCGCGCACCTATCGGCTCGGCAGCTTCTATGAGCGCCACATGCGCATCCGATACAGCGATCCGACAGCATTTTCGATCCTTGGCGCGAGCGCCGAAATCGAGGCGGGTTACGCATGACGACCGGCTTCTACACGACGCCAACGGCTTTTAATGGGCAGCAGAACGGGCTGTTTCGGCCGGCGAACAGCAACACGTCGTTCGGACTGACGCAGGGGCAGAGCCCGTTCGGCACGTTCGGCTTCGGGCAGTCGTTCGCCGAGCTTGGAAACAACAGCGGACAGAGCGCGTTCAATGGCGGCTTTACGCCGTTCCTGACGCAATCGCAGTTCGCGGGCGGCGGCACGTTCCAGAACGGCATGGGCGCGCCGCAGGTCGGTTTCGGCGGCTTCGACGATGTTGGCGGCGACAGTGGCGGCATGGGGCCGGGGAGCAATAGCGCCGGGGACCTAGGCGACATTGGCGGGCCTTCGGCTGCGTCTCAGGATTTTTCGTCGCCGGGCATGGGCATGCAGAACCCGGACATGACGACCGGGCAGGCTCTCGGCAATGCGCTCGGCGTTATGGGGCCTCTCGGCATGGCGGCCAGTATGGGGCTAGCTATCGCCAATCCGAATAACCCGAGCTTGAGCATGACCGGCCGCACCGGAATGAATCCCTTCGGCAGCGCTCAGGACGTGAGTTTCGATCAGTCGTTTTCTGACGAGAGCGGCGTTTCCGATATCGGGGAGGTCGGCGGCTTCTCTGTCGGGCAGGAAGACGTAGGGTTCGGCGACGCCGGGTTCGGCGGTATGGAAGCGGGCCTTGGCGTTTCGGCCGACATCAACAGCGCCGACGAGGGCGATGGAGGCGACGGCGAAGGCGGCTGTGTCATCGCCACGCACGCGCTCGCCAACGGCGCATTCACCCGTCGCGACCGACGCGAGGCCGTCGTCTGGTGCTCGCGCAACCTGCATGGCTCATGGTGGGGCGAGGCGTTCCGGCGAGGCTATCGCCATGCCGGCAAGCGGGCCATCGCGCGCGGCGAGGCGGCCAAGCACTACGACGAGTTCCGGCGCTTCGTCGCCTTTGTGACGGGCAAGCGGCGCGATCTCGGCGGCGCGTGGATCGTCGCCCGTCGCGGCGTGCAGTTCTTCCTATCCGGCATGATCCATCGGGCCGACTGATGGCGACCGTCAACAACTACCTGCCCAAGCCGCCGGTCACATCCGACCAGCGTCTGAACCTCTGGCATGACTACCTTTGGCGGCTTCTGACGCAGACCGGGCAACTCAACCTGTCGCAAGTCAGCGGCACAGCAGGCATCGCCCCTTCCATCGAAGATTACGGCGCGTCGGGCGACGGCGTGACCCCTAATGACACAGCGTTTCCGGCGGCAGAGGCGGCGGGGCTCACGACGTTTACGTTGCTGCCGGGCAGCACATACGCCATCGACGCTTCGATGACGATCAACGCGCACGTTCTGTCGCTTGGCGGAAAGCTGAGCGCGGCGTCTGGCGCTACCGTGACGCTTGCAGGCGGGTATACATCCATGGGCGCAACGCCGGTCTTCACTGGAGAAGGGACGTTCGCCATCACCAATCCGCAGACCGTCAGCCCGCAGCATTGGGGCGCGGTCAACGCCGGGGCGGCAGACGACTACGCAGCATTTATCGCGTGCCTGAACGCCGCAGCGGATTGCGACGTGGACGGGCTTGGCTGGGCGTTCCGCATCGATAGCGAGATGGCCCCGACAACCATCCCGGCGTCGCTTCGGAACATGGCGCTCGACTGCTCGAATGTCCCAGATGGGGCTGGCGTCGATACGCTGCTGCTGTTCGCCGGCTCGCAGGGCACGGCGACGACGCTTACGGCAGATGCCAGCAAGGGCGACCGCGTTCTGACCGTCGCGAGTACGACGGGCTTATCGGATGACGGTTATGCATGGCTGGCGTCGGACGATAGCTATGACGCCGGGCAGAGCCTTACGATGGGGCAGATTGTCCGCGTCGAGAGCGTCGATAGCGCCACACAGCTAACGCTGTTCGAAGCCATTCACTACGATTTCGCGACGGCAGACAACGCGACCATCGCGCCGCTTTCTCTTGGCCGACAATGTGTCGTCGATAACGTCAGCATCACGGGCGGAGGCGCTGGCACACAGGAGGGGCTTCGTTTCGACAAGTGCCTGTCGCCCCGTGTGCGCGACTGCACGTTCGATCTCATCGACCACTGCGCGCTCGTCTTTCAGCGCTGCGTGGATGTCGTCGCCGAGAGCAACCGGATATCGCGCGCCAGGGCGACAACGACGGCTTACGGCATCCAGATCGGCAATGGCTGCTTTGGATGGAAGTTGATCGGCAATCACATGGCCGAAATGCGCCATGGCGTGACTATCGGCGATAACGACGGCATCAACATCGGCGGGCTGATCCAAGGCAACACCATCGAGGACGCCGAGAGCGCGGGCATAGACAGCCATTCGGCCGGCGATCTCATCACGATATCGGACAACGTGATCCGCTGCACCGGCTCCGGCGCGACGACGGAAGACGGCATATTCTTCGAGGGCGGCCGGGCGATCATCGCCGACAACCTTGTCGCGGGCGCGCGTCGGCATGGCATCGCCTACATCCCGGCCATCGACACCGGCTATGCGACGATTACGATCACAGGCAACCGGATCGTGGACGGCGGCGGTGGCACGTCCAGCGACCGGGGCATCTTCGTGCAGAACGCCACGGCAGGCGTCGCGATCACCAGCGTCGTCATCGCGAATAACCATATCGACGGCGCTTACGATATCGGCATCAACATCCACGCATCTTCGGGCAACGTCGCGAAGGTCGCCGTTACCGGGAACGTCGTCGCGAACGCCACGGCTACGCAGTCATTGCTCTTGCAGGCGGCGACGGGGTTCACCATCGCGGGCGCGACGATCACGGGAAATTCGCTTAATACGGCGGGCAATCAGGTTGTTTATCTGCTCGGCGCGGACGCGGACAGCGTGCTTGATGTGGTGGTCTCCGGCAATCACCTCATTGGCGGCTCTCAGGCCGTGCGGGCTACGAACGCAAATGCGCTTGTGGTGGGCAGGAACGCCTATGACGGCAACACGAAGCGCTATCTGATCGCCACAAGCACGGGCATCAACCTAGACCGATCCGGTTTGCCGCCGACGACGGTAACGGGCGCGACATATACCGTCCTACCGGACGATGCGGAGATCATCGCCAATCGTGCCGGCACGGTCACGCTGACATTGCCGGGCGTCACGGCCGAGCCCGGCCGCGTTCTGCCTATCAGGACGATCCAGAATCAGACAGTCGTGAGCAATTCATCTGATGTCGTTCCGCTCGCGGGCGGAAGCGCCGGAACAGCCATTTGCGCCGGAACAGCCGGGGCTTGGGCACGTCTCGTCGATGACGGGACGAGCTGGTTGATCTCGGCGGCATAGGGAAACTAACATGGGCTTCTTCGACGGTTTCGGGATCGGCGACGCGCTCGGCGTGGTCGGCACGGTCGGCGGCATCGCGGCCAATATCGCAGGCTCTAACAAGCAGGCGAAGGCGGCCAAGGAAGCGGCCGGGCTCAGCAATGAGCAGTTCCAGCAGATCTATGGCGACCTCGCGCCGAGCCGGGCCGCTGGCGAGCAAGCGCTGTTCGCCCTATCCGACCAGTTGGGATTGCCGCGCCCTGTCGTCGCCAACAACCTCGTTACGGACCCGACGACCGGCGAGCCGTATCCGACGACGGACGCCTTCAACTTCCGCCAGACGCCGGGCTATCAGTTCCAGTTCAACGAGGGCGTTAAGGCCATCGACCGGGGCGCGGCGGCGCGGGGGCTGCTGAAGTCGGGCGGTCGGCTGAAGGCGCTTGAGCGCTTCGGGCAGGGCCTCGCCGACCGGGAGTATGGCGACTACATGAACCGCCTCGCCGCCATCGCCGGGCTTGGGCAGACGGCGACGACGCAGACCGGCCAGTTCGGGGCGCAGAACGCGCTTGCGGCCGGCCAGGCGGGCATCGGTGCGGCGACGGCGCAGGCGAACGGGCTTACGGGCGCTGCGTCGAGCTTCAACAACCTCGCCGGCAATCTGATCCTCGCCAACGCGCTGAGGGGCTAACCGCATGTTCAACGTTCCCGCACTCAACCCGGTTCAGCCGGTCAACATCGCCGGAAACCTGCTGGCGGCGCAGCAGATCAAGGGCTCTCAACTTCAGAACAAGCTCGCCGAGGCTGCGGCCATGCGGCAGGAGAAGACGCCGGCTCTCGTGCAGGCGGCCATGGGCGGCGATCAGTCCGCAATGGCGAACCTGCTGGCGACTAACCCGCCGGTGGCGAACGGGCTGGCGTCCTATCAGGCGAACCAGACGGCTATGGCGTCGGCCGCTGAGGCGAAGAAGCGCGAGGCGGCGGGGCAGTTGTTTGCTATCGCCAAGACCACGGCGAACCCGCGCGAGTTTCTGAAGTCGCGTGGGCAGGGCATCCTTGATGAGCAGGACATGGCGATGCTTGATCAGGTGCCGGACGAGCAACTGCCGGCGCTGATCGATTACGGCATTGCGCAAGCCCAGGGAACGCAGGCGACGGTTGCCGGGCAGCGGGCGGATCGGGCCTTTGATCGCGGCGTTTACGAGAGCGACCGTGGATATGGTTTGCAGTCGCGCGCGGAAGCCAGGCAGGCGGCGGCGGCTGCGCGTGCGGCGGAAGCGGCCCGCATGGGTAAGATCCCTGACGGCATGAGGCTCGATGAACAGGGCCAATTGGTCCCGATGATTGGGCCAAATGGCCAGCCGTTCCGTGGCGCGGTCGATCCGAAAGAAGAAGGCACGTTCCGCAAGGAGTTCCTGAAGGAGACGGCGGACTTCCGCGAGGTCGATAGCGCCATGCGACGGGTTTACGCAGCGAAAGACGACGCGGCCGGCGATCTCGCGCTGGTCTTCGCCTACATGAAGATGCTCGATCCTGGTTCCGTCGTTCGCGAGGGCGAGGCGGCGAGCCTGTCTGCGGCGCAGAGCATCCCGGCGCGCATCCTGCTGGCTTACGAGAACGCACGCGAAGGCCGCAAGCTTGGGCCGCAGATCCGTCAGGAGATCATGGCGCAGGTCAAACCGATGTATGACAACGCCAAGCAGGTCTACGACGGAAAGGCGCGCTTCTATGAGCGGGTCGCCGGTGATTACGGGTATGATCCCAATCGCGTCATTATGGGAATTGAGCCACTTCCGCCGATTGGTGGCGGGCGCGGTGGGGCTGGGAACGGCGCTGACCCGAACATCCGCTATGATGGCCAGCCAGGCATGACGCCGGTTCCGCCCGGTTTCTACGATCAGAACCGCGCGCCGGCTCAGTCACGCCCGCCGGTCGATATCCCGGGGCTTCAGCTTGCCCCGCCAGGATCGCCAACAGGCAACATTTACGGGCGCTGATCGATGGAACTCGACACCTACCGCCTGCCGAACGGCGAAACCTTCTCTGTCGCGAAGGGCGCGCCGCGCGATGTTGTGATGGACGCATTCAACAAGGAGATTGAGCGCGTTCGCGGCACGCTGGCGCAGTCCACGAAGGAAACCGTCAACCGCAAGGAAGGCGCGCCGTGGGCGCTGCGGGAGTTCGTCGGCGGCGGGTCAAACAAGCCAGAGGACCGGCTGGCGAATATCCGGCGCTACTACCCAGAAGCCATCCCATACGGCGACGATAACTTCCTATTCTATGACCGCCAGACCGGCCAGCCGACGCTCTACAACGAGAATGGCTTGAGCATGGGCGACGTGGCCTCCATGGCGCGGGAGGGCTTCGCCACGGCGGGGGCGGGCATCGGCGCAGCCCTTGGCGCTGGCGGCGGCCTTCTGACCGGCCCCGGCGCTCCGGCTGCGGCTCCTGCGGGCGCTGCTGTCGGTGCGGGCCTTGGCGGAGCTATCGCCGGTTCAGCCTATGACGCCATGGGCGTCGGGCTGCGCGGGCGACAGGACAGCCGCGACGTTCTGGAAAAGGTAGGCGACGCCGCGACGGAAACGGCGCTCGGAATTGCCGGCCAGCGCGTCGGCGAAATGCTGCCGGGCGCGATCCGGGGCGCGCTCACGTCTTCCGGTCCTGCGACTGCCGGCACCGTCCAGGCGGGCGCGCAAAGCCTCGTGCGATCCGGCATCCCCGCGACCGCCGGCATGGTGACAGGCAACAAGACCATGCAGTTCGCCGAGAAGTTCCTTGAAAACTCCCTTGGCGGCGGATCGCGCATCGCGCAGCGCGCCGAGGAAGCGGTGATGGCGGGGCGTCGCCGTGTTGATGATGCCGTTGACACATTGTCGGGCGGCGCCGGCGGGTCGCCGGAGTATGCCGGCCAGCGGCTGAAGGCGGGCGCACGCAACGCGGCCGAACGCATCGCGCAGCGGTTCGACGACGAGTATACCGCCGTTTTCGACACCATCGGCCGCGACACGCCGGTTGCGGTCGATGGCGTCCGGTCGGCGCTCGGAAGTTTCAAGTCTGGTCTTGCGCAGGCCCCCAAGACGCAGCGCGACAGGTACGGTGCTGCCATCCAGAAAGCCGAAAACATTCTCGCCGACGCGCAGGCCAACGGCGGCCAGTTGAGCTTCGATACGCTTCGCCAGATCCGCACCGATCTCGGCAAGGCGCTCGGCGTGCGGCCGACATGGCGACGCGAGGCTGTGAACGCTGGCCCGCTGGAACAGGTTTATGCCGCGCTGACCGACGACATCTTGAAGGCGGCGGAAGGGGCTGGATCTGATACGGCCATGCGCCTGCGGGTTCTTGACCGGGCGCTGCGCATTAACCGCAAAGTCGTCGAGCCGGCGCTTGGAAAGGTCATCGAGGCCGGCACTGACGCCGACGCATACAAGTTCGCGGTGTCTGGGTCGAACCAGAGCGGCGAGCGCTTGGCGCAGTTGTTCCGCTATATGTCGCCGGAAGAACGCAACGCCACGGGCGCGGCTGTCCTGGCCCGACTGGGCCATGCGCGACCAGGCCAGCAGAACGCGGCCGGCGACGCATTCAGTTTCTCGACCTTCCTGACCGAGTGGAACAAGATCGCCCCGTCCGCCAAGGACGTTCTGTTCGGCAACTCCAACAAAGCGCTGCGGGTGCAGTTAGACGGGCTCGCGGAGGCCGCACAGGCGGCGCGGGCGATGGAGGCGACGGCGAACACGTCGCGCACCGCGTCCCACATGCAGGCGTTTGACATGCTCACCGGCGCTCTGGGCGGCGCTACGGGCCTGCTGATGGGCGGCGGAACGGGCGGGGCGGGTGTCGGCGCTGCGGCTACTGTAGGGGCCACAATCCTAGCTCAGCGGTCGGTCGCAAACCTGCTGACGAACCCGGCCTTCGTGCGCTGGCTGACGCCCGGCATCAAGATGGCGACGACGGGGAATCTGAACGGATTGTCTCAGCATCTGGGCCGTCTGACTGCGGTAGGTTTCGCCAATCCAGCCATTCGTGCAGATGTTGAGCGGTATCGCGACGAAATGAACGCGACCTTGCGGCCGTTCCTTCTTGAAGCCAGTAGGCAACCGCAATCAGGAAGATGAGCGGCGAATAGGCGTAAGCCAACTGCGCCGCGTACAGATACCAGACCCAGCCGCCGAACAGCATCGGGATCATCAACGCAATCAGGCCGTAGAACTGCCAGTTTTGCATGCCCTGAGCGTAGGTGTGATCGCGGCTTAACCAGGCTGTCATGGCCTAAACGTGGCCCCGAGCCGCGCCGAACGCAAGCATTTAACGACGACGGCCGCCGGCAATCGGCGGCTTTTTGCTGGAGGGCGTCGATGCCCGCTCTTGACCGCTACATTCCGCCGGTTCCGCAGGAGTTTGACACCGCTGCGGCCAATGGCTTGGACGCCGGCAGCGGCTTCAAGCTTGAGTTCTTCGCCAGCGGCACGACCACGCCAAAAGACACATATTCGGACAAAAACCGAAACACGCCGAACAGCAATCCCGTCGTCGCCGACAGCGCCGGCCGGTTCGGGTCTATCTTCATGGGCACGGGTTCCTATCGTGTCGTCCTGAAGGACGCCGACGACGTTACGATCTGGACCCGCGACGATGTGGCCGGCGGCTACGCCACGGAGGTCTCGGAGGCGCTTGCGTCAGCCAACGTCACGGGCTTCCTGGGGGCAATCGGATCATACGATCTCGTCGCCAATCACGCGGACGGGCCGACTGCGGCAGATACCGCTTATGCGGCTGGCGTGCCGCTCTACGTCAAGAACGGCGAGACAGCCTATTTGACGTGCGACCCGACGAACGGCGACGACATCCAGCAGATGTTCGAATGGTTCTCGTCCTGCAAGAAGGACGAGGGCGGCACGTTTTACATTCTGCTGGCCGATGGCGAGCACGAGGTTTCGACTGGCATCCTGATGGAGCGCCCGGGCCTCACCATCGATTTCCGCGCCTCCGGTTCCCCTGACGCGGTAACCGCCACGGCGATCACCAGCGCGCTTGTCGTCGATACGACCTATCGGGCGACCGTCACCGTATCCACGGCGCTGCCGGATCAGGTCATCGTCGGCTCGCCCATAGGCATGCAGAACATCCAGGGCGACAACGACGCGCTCGCCTTCAACGGCGGCCAGGTCGTGCAGTCCATCGCGGGCGACCGGCTGTCCTTTACCTACGATTTCTTCTCGCCGGCCGGCGCGCCGACAGACCCGTCCGCGCTGGATAATACGGCCATCAACGGCATGACGCCCAATCAGGTCCTCTGCCCGCAGGCATGGCTTGTCTGCGACGAGAACGGATGGGACGGCGGCACGCAGGAAGGCTTCATCGCCCTACGCGGCGGGGCCAAGTGCGCCATCCAAGACATCGGCTTTGTCTTCGACGGCACGGCGGCCGGCGACGACCACATGATCGCGGTGCGCGACACCGGGTCATTCATCCATATCGTGCAGGACTGCGTGTTCGCCGGTGCCGGCGACAAGGTGATCCGCCAGACGTTCGGCGCGGGCAGCTTCATCAACCGCTCCTGCATCGGCGGCGCGTTCAAGGCGCGCGTCGCCATCGACCTTGCGGTCGGCTGCTCCGGCACGGTGGTTAGGTGCTCGCTCGGCGGCTTCTCTAACCAGATATGCAACGTCGGCGCATCGAGCGGCATATCGTTCACAAGCTGCTGCGGCGGCGCTTCGACGACCGGCATTCAGATCCCGAACAGCGGCGCTGGCGCGGGCGTGCTCTACAGCCTATCGCAGTTCGGGCATTGCGTTAGCGGCCTCTACGCGCAGAACGGCTGCATCAATGTCACGGAGAATGCGGCGAGCATCCTGACCGGCATGACGCATGCGCAGCGGTCGGTGGATGACGCCGGGAAGATCGTCGGCGAGGCCACCTTCTCCAACAATACAAATAACATAACGGTCGATAATACGACCTACACGCCGACGCTTTCGAACACGACGAACATCGACAGTTCGACGGCGGTTCAGTGCCGATATCAAAAACGGGACCGCAAGATTTACGTTTTCGGCCGCGTCTCCGTCACGCCCACAGCGGCCAGCAACACGCTGACCGAACTCGGCATTTCGCTTCCGGTCGCATCGAACTTCGCCGACACGAAAGACCTTGTGGGCAATGCGGCCGCCCATCAACTTTCGGCCGCCGGCAGCGTGGTGATGGATCTGATCGCCGACACCACGAACGACCGGGCGTTGCTGAGCTTCTACAGCGCCAGCACGAGCGCACACACAATCCACTTCCGCTTCGAATATCAGGTGATCTGACCATGGCTGAGATTGCAGAGATCACGTGGGATTCGGCGAACGGCCGGATCATCCACAAACTTTCGGATGGCTCGACGCGGACCTATCGGAACGCGGATCGCGCCAAGTACGTCGCCGACAACGCCGACCGCCCTGAGGCGCTGGACGACCTACGCGCTATGAGATGGGACACGCGCGGCCTGCCTGACCCGCGCGAGCGCATCCGGGCCGAGAAGCAGGCTGAGGCCGTCGCAGAGGTCGAACGCGCCATCGCGCTGATCCGACCGCGCTGAACAGCATTCACGCAATCCTCGTTTAGACGGATTTCCACATGGCTCTATCGATCCGGTCGGCGCGCCTTTACGGCGTGCGCAGGCTCAATGCGTCTACTGCGATGGGCGAAGGCGACGTTGACGCGCCCACCATCTCGTCTACGTCGCCGACTGATGACGCGACCGGCGTTGCTGTTGATGCCGTGATTGAGATCACGTTCAACGAAAATATCTACTTCCACCCTGCATCGACGATCACTCTGCGGCACAAGCCGTCTGCATCATTCACGCTTAGGGAAACATTCAACACTACGACCTTGGCGGGCTTTGCTGGCGGTTCCATCGCAATCGTCGGTAACGTTCTGACTGTCACGCCCGGCCTCAACATGACAGGAGGTGTAGAGTTTGCCCTGCGCATCGCGGCCGATGCGATTAAGGATGCCTCCGGAAACTTCTTCGCCGGCATCACGAACGACACAACGCTTTCGTGGACCATTGTTGACGGCGCTGCCCTCGATGTCACCAAGGGCGCGCAGAGCATCGATTATGGAACGACGTTCGACTATTACGTCCGGCCGGGCGTGGGTGATAACGGCAATGCCGGCACGTCCTACGAAGCGGCCTGGGCGACGATCCAGCACGCCGTCGATACGCTTCAGACAGAGACCGGAGACATCACGGTCGGCATCGAGGGCATGTCGCGCGAAGCCGTCGATTTCGGAACCAGCTACGATGCGAGCGCCACCTATGACAGCCTGAAGTTCTATTGTTACGGCACGTCGTCCGAGCGTGCGGCCGGCATCACGGCTCAGGAGGCCATCACCGGCTGGACGCAATGCACGTCGGGCGACACGATCCTTACCGGGCTCGCCGACAAGACCGTCTGTTACAAGAAGCAGTTCACGCCGCCGACTGACTCCGCACTCTACGCCGGCCAGACGATGGGCTTCAATCTGATGGAAGCCGGCGTGCAGCAGGTGCAGGCGAACAATCTCGCTGCGACCCCGGCCTATGCGCCGTTCCTGCGGGACCGCGCGAACACGTGGCCCTCGTCCGACTCGATCACTTCGACGTTCTCAGATCCCTACTACTACATGGACACGCTGACAGACACCGATCTGATCGGCATGTCGCAGACCAGCATGGAGAACGCCGGGACGTTCATGTTGATCCATGCCTACCCCAATGTAGGCGCTACCACGGCCATCACGAGTTTTAATTCGACGACAGGCGAAATCACGCTTGACGGAACGATCCGCGCTCCGGGCGGCAATGACGGCGACGACCCCGTTGACTACGTGATCGTTAACGCACCGCACCTTATCACCGGCGCGGGGCAATACGCGGTCACCGTAGACGGCTCCAATCTGTTCACCGTCTATTACGTCCCGAACACGCCCGCCAATCTCGAAAACGGCAACGTTACCTATGGCGCGAGGCAGATTTGTCTCGACTTCAGCGACGCATCCAACTTCGAAATGCATGGCCTGACGTTCATGGGCTCCGGCTTCATCAACTCGATCCGGCAGGCCAACATCATGAACGGGCCGTCCACGTTCGGGTCCGACTTCAAGTTCAAGAACATCTGGACGACGGACACGACCGGCCACAGCAACGGCTCGGGCGGCATGGGCATTGGCGGCACGGATTACGTCGTCGAGTACCTTTCGACTAACCGCCACATTCAGGGCGCAGGCTTCGCGCTGGCGCTCACGACGCGCGGCAAGGTCGGCTATGTCGAGATCGACGACGTAGAGCAGGGGCCATTCCAGTCCATCGCGCCCGGCTCGTCTGTCGGCATGATTTACCACGTCAACCTCAGCGCATCTGTCGGCGGCGACACCCATTCGAACAAAGCCAATTTCTATGGCACGAACGGCAATCCGGGCTGGGACGGAATGCTCGTGTGGGGCGTTAATTGGCCTTACGGGGTGCGCGGCTATTTCACGTGGCAGAGGTCTGTGGGCATCGTCCTCGGCTGCGCGCTGCTTTCGTCCGACGTGGACGACGGGCGCGCCATCGACAATCAGTCGAGCGTCGAGGAACCAGTCAGCGGTACAAAGAACCTCATCATCTTCACGACAGCCGGCCCGCATACCGGGCAGACGGACGGCAATCTCGATCTCGCTGAGACCAACTCGTCCGGCGCTGACGATGAAATCACATGCTCGATCATAGCGGGCGTGTCGGTTTCCAACGCCGCCAACTTCGTCAATGGTGGCGGCAACATCTTCACGGGCACGCTTGACCCGGAAGACGAGACCGACATCTTCAGCACGAACGCCGCGATCTGGTCCGACATCGAGACGCAAGCGCTGATCGAAGCCGGCCCCGCGGCTGTCCGCGTCGGCATCGACAAGTCGAGCGAGCGCACGTCGCTGATTTCCCGCTTCAACGGCGCGACGGACGACAGTGGCAACATCGTCATCGACTATGACCGCCTCGGGAATCCGATCAACTGGTCAAATCCGCATCGCGGCTCCGATATCTTCACCGCCGAAGCCTACACGCCCGCGACGGTCACTGTCGGCACGCCTGGCGTTGTCTCCGATACGCAGGCGACCGTCACCGTCTCGACAACGACAGCAGCGGCCACGTCGAAGGGCGGCGGCATCTACATCATCTCGCAACCGTCTTCCGTGACGCCGACGCCGAACGCCGCGCAGATTAAAGCCGGGAACATGGGCAACGACGCCTCTGCCCCGTTCGCGGACAGTAAGGCCATCGCAGGCGGCACGTCGCCCTACAGCTTCAACGCCACCACGCTAACGGCCGTCGCTCAGAAGTTCTATGCGGTCGAGATCGCCCCAGACGGCACGGCTGGAACGGTGGTCGCGTCGAGCGAGTTTACGCCGGCCAGCAGCGAAAACGGCGACTGGCAGCAGTTCGACGGTGCGTCGGCTCTGGTGTGGAGCCCGCCGACCGGCTTGCCCGCCGCCGACGACGTGACGCAGTTCACCGTTTGCTACACGTACAAGCCGGAAGGCTCCGACGCTTCGTCCAACATTCAGCTTCTGACGTTGCGCGGACTCGGCACAACCTCCAGCCCGTTCTCGAACATCTGGGGCTCGCTGCTGAACAACTGGAATCGCGTCTACGACAGCGGCGGGAACCTTCTCACAAACCCCATCTCGCAGACGATGACCATCGACACGAAGTATGCGTTCTTCTGGTCGTTCGACAAGACGACAGACACTATTTCGTATGCGATCTATAATCTTGACACCGGCTCCGCGCTTGTAGGCCCGACGACAGCTTCAACTACGAACACAGCGAACGATCTCTACGGCAACAGTATGCTCGGCATCTGGGTCGGCGCTTCGAACGTCCTCTCCAACGATTGCTACGGCGAGTTCGAGCGCGTCCATGTCTTCCTTGAAGGTTACCTGGAATGGACGACAAGCACCGTTCAGCACGTCATCGGGTCCGATTTCCAGACGCTTCAGGATAAGAGCGTGCTCGAAGCGCAAATGGGCGTTAGTCCCATCATTTCGATGCGGGGCTTCGACCTGCAAGACCTAGACAACAGCGACGGCACCGGCGGCAATCCGACATTCGGCGGCGCTGGCTCTATCACGACGGCGACGTGAGCCTAGCGCAATGAACTACGACGACCGCGCCCAACACGCCGCCCTAGCCGCCCGCTTCGACGCACTGAAAGAGACCGTCGATAAGGTCGCCTCCAGCCAAGAAGACATCAAGCGCGAACTCTCCGAAATCCGGGGGGCGCGCAAAATGGCGTGGGGCATCCTCGGTGCGGTCGGCGGCGTCGGCGGCATCATCGGCTATCTGGCCCACAAGCTGAATCTCCCCGTCAACTAGAGCGAGGATTGCGCGTGCTGGAACCTCAGACGCGGCTAGAGCGCGACCGTGAAGCGGCCGAGCTTGTCGAGCAGCACGGCACCGCCGCAGAAGCGGCACGCCAGACCGGCATAGCGGAACGGACGATCCGGGAGCGGGCGACACGCTATGCCGCAGTCCGTGCCGGCCTCGCCGACGAGAAAGACGTAGAGTACCCCGAGTTTCCGCCCGATGATCGCCCCATCGAGGAAATCCTTGACGCCATGGCCGCCAGGCAGCGGCAGCGGGCGGAACATGCATCTGCATTACATTGGTTCCCGCTGAAGATGAAGCGTGCCGAGCCGGTCGGAATCGCCTTCGTCGGCGACCCGCACCTCGGCAACAACGGGACGAACATCGATCTCGTCCGCCGAGACGCCCGGCTGATGGCCGAAACCGATGGCGTATATGCCGTGAACCTAGGCGATACGGTGGATAATTGGGGCGGCCGTCTGGTCCGCCTCTACGCCGAAAACGACGTGTCGCGCTCGACCGAACAGAAGCTCGCGCGGTGGTTCCTACAGGACAGCGGCATTCGCTGGCTGCTTTGGCTTCTCGGCAATCACGACGAGATGGATAGCGGTTTCGCCTCATATCTACGCGGCATGAAGGCCCCGCCCCTGCCGTTGGTCGAGTGGTCGGCCAAGTTCCGCGTCTGCTTCCCGAACGGCCGCGAGATCCGCATCGACGCCGCCCACAATCACAAGGGCTCGTCGATGTGGAACAACCTCCACGGCCAGGACCGGGCGTCGCGCTTCGACGAGGAAGCGGACATCTACATCGCCGGCCACCACCACGATTGGGGCGTGGCCTGCAAGGAGCCATATCCCGGTCGCGTCGTCCACTTGGCGCGAGCGCGCGGGTACAAGTTCCTCGACCACTACGCTGCACACCATCAGTTCGCCGAGCATCAGTTCGGATCGACGATCCTCGCCGTGATCGACCCGCGCGAGGACGTAGCGGTGCGCCGGATACGGCTATTCCCTGATCTCAAGGAAGGATGCGAGTTCCTGACATGGAAAAGAACGAACCCGTAAAGTTTTGCTGCTGCGTCGGCCAGTGTCCCGGCTGCGGCAACCCATACGAAGTCAAGCCGTTCCCATGGCCGATTCCTGATCTCCCGATGCCCCCGTATGAATTTCAGACGCCGGACTGGCTGAAGGAAGGTGGAGACGATGGATGAAGTCTGCGCCGAAACCTACCTCCGCGTCCTCGGCGACAAGATCGACCGGCTTATAGCGGCGGCGAAGGCCGGCGATGCGACGCCGCACGCGGCGCTGGTTCTGCAAGACCACTACGCGGACGTATGCCGCGCGATCTGCGAAGCGCACGAGCAGGCCAGCCGATCCGGCGGCACAGGCGAGGCGCGCATTGCGCCGGCAGGAAAAGCAAGCCCTGGCGCACGCGTCAATCGAGCAGCCGTGGCGCTTTGAGCCATGGCGTTGATCCGGCCCGGCGGTTCCGGGAATACGACCAGACAGAAGGAAACAGATCATGGTCGCAGTTTTGAGCGAACAGGACACTCTTGCGAAGATCGAGACGAAGACGGCCCCGCGCGTCACCCCTCAGATGATCGAGGACAAGTTGGCGGCGTCGAAGGTCGATTACGTCGTGTCGGGAACGATGACGCTCTGCATCATCACGTTGCCGAACGGCTACAATCTCGTTGGCGAGTCCGCCTGCGTCGATCCGGCGAACTTCGACGAAGAGATCGGCCGCGCCATCGCCTACCGGAATGCGTCGGCGAAATTGTGGCCGCTTGAAGGCTACGCCCTCGCCGAGCGCATGCGCGGCTGACACTCACACATATAGACAGCGACAGGGCGGCTTCGGCCGCCCTTCGCTTGTGTGCATCAAACGAAAAGGAGCAGCACACAATGGATAACTCGAAGCCCTTTTGGGCCAGCAAGACCCTGTGGGCCAACATCGTCGCGCTCGTCGCCGTGCTTACGGCTTCGTTTGGCTTCGATCTCGGCCTTGACGCCGAAACGCAGACGGCTGTCGTCGCGGCGATCATGACCGTCGTCAACATCGTCATGCGCCTCGTCACCAAGGGGCCGGTGACGCTCAAGTGATCCTCAACCTCCTTGGCGTCGTCCGCGTCCTGGCGGCCATGGGGGCGGCCGTGGCGGGCTATCTCCGCGACCGTGGCTTGATGGACGCGGGCGAGGCCAAGGCCGCCCTGAGGGGATTCCAGGATGCCCAGGACGCCATCACCCGCGCTCAAGAGATTCGTCGGCTTGTCCGCGATCTTCCTGGCGACGTTCGCGACGACCTCCTGCGAAAGCCCGAGGACCGTCGCCCCCGCGAATAGCGCCTGCGGGATCTTCGCGCCGATCTACCTCGACGAGCCGTCCATCGCCGGCATGACGCCGCGCGACAAGGGCCAGATCGCCGAGCACAACGCTGTCTACGAAAAGGAATGCAGCAGATGAAGAAGATTATCGCACTGGCAGGCGCTCTGGCGCTGATGGCCGGTTCCGCCATCGTGCTCGGCGGCACGGTCGCCCAGGCCCAGGCCCAGATGCCATGCGCGCCGTACAAGGAAGTCGTGGACGGCCTCAAGCGCAATCACGACGAACTGCCGGCCGGGCTTGGCGATGCGGGCGACGGCATGGCGCTGTTGCTGTTCAGGACGCCGAGCGGTTCGACGTGGACGCTGGTGATCGTGCGCCCGGATGGCGTCGCCTGCATGGTCGCGGACGGGCAGTCGTGGTCTGATATCGTGGTGGGCGATCCGGCTTAGCGCTGTAGTTCTGGCGATGCCTTAACGATGTCGTCGGCGCGACGCTTCAGAATGACGGCCGCGCGCGCCATCGCAGCTCGCGCGATTGTATTGCCGTGAACGGGGGCGGGTTCGCCGTCGAATGTAACGTTAATAATATGTGTTGGGTTGCAGTACCAACGCACTCCCACACGATGACCTTCATAATGGAAGGTGGCGCTGCTGCTTAGGTGCGGATTAAACTGGTAGTCATTACCAAGCGTCCCACGCTCAATGATACGAACAAGGGCATCCGTCGTTTCGTCGCGCGCGGCATCGAACATCCAACCGAACATATGCTATCCTCCCTCCATGATCCCAGAACGCCGCCTAATCGCGCAGTTCGCCGTGGCCGCCGTCATCGCCGCCGGTCTCCTGATCGCCCGCTGGCTCGGGTGGGTTGAGTAGCCGCATAGACGCGCGCATTGCTTCCCTTGCGGCTTCGGTGGGGGCCGGCGGATTGTCCAATATCTCCTGCACACGACGCGCTTCTGCACGCGTTAAAGTTCCGGCAGCCTCCAACCCCGCCCGCAGCCCGGCCTCGTAGATCGCGGGGGCGATGGCTTCGAGGGCGCGCCGCAACGCATCGTCGTCAACGAAAGCGTCGATGCGCTTGTATGCCTTCCGCGCTTTCGTGAACCACTCGTCCTTGATCTCAGGCGTCATTGTCCGTCTCCCCTTCGCCCACCGCCGGCGCGGGGTGCGCGGCGAGGGCGGCGCGGATTTCCCAAAGCACGCCCATAGGACAACCGCCGCATTTTGCGTGCCGGCGCTCTGCTGTGTCGTAATACGCTCGAAAAGCCACGCATCCTTCGCCGCCACCCCCGCACTGCACCATGGCGTTCGCGATTTCCGATTCCGCCGCGCTCCGCAGCGCCGCCTCGCGCGCCAGTGCGGCGTCGCGTTCGGCGGTAAGCCTCTCGACCTCCGCGCGCAGGCGGGCGATCTCGGCCTTCTGCGCGTTCATGACCTCGGCGTCGGTGATTTCGGCGTTTCCACCACCATACGCCACTCGGTTGACGTGCATCGTTGCGCCATCTTTGTCAGCGGTTTTAGCTCGCCTCGCCTCTTCTTGGCTTGGGAACATGCGCATCTCTGGCGGGAAACGCCCTCGATCAAAAGATTTCGACACGCCGCCAGTCCGCGCGATTAATTCAGCGGAGGTGATTGTCTTATTTGTCGGGTTATTATCCTGTTCGTCGCTCATCCATCCATCCTCCATCCGGCCGCGCCGGTCAATCCAGTCCAAGTGCCTGCGCCGCCAGCCACACGACGACCAGCAGTCCGCAGCCGCCGATTAACAGCGCGTCGCCGAGCCTCATCGCACGAATCCCGACAGCCGCATGATGACCGCCTCGTCGGCGCTGACGCCCATGTGGGACATGCCGTAGCCGGCCGCGATCACGATGGCCAGTACGGCGACGATGCGCAGGAAGGCGCTCATTCCGGCGCGCCTTCGGGGCGGGCGGCGAGGGCGTGAGGCCAGTCTTCTCCGAACGCCGATGTCAAGGCGCTATAGATGACAGAGCCTACGTCGCCGTCATGCGTTTCCGTCGCGGCGTCCCAAGAAACGCTCTCGGAAGGAACCCCTAGGGTCTTGACCAGAAGTTCGATGGTGTATGTGACCCCACTGTCGAACACCGACATAAGCGGGCTCTCATAGTCTGGAACCGGCCCCTGCGAATGTTCCCAAGGCGTCAAGTCAAGCACCGCATCCCGCAGCCGCTCGACCTCCGCCGCCAGCTTGGCGTTCTCGGCCTCCAGCGCGGCGATGCGGGCGGCGGCTTCACGGCAGGTTTCCGCAGACGGTCGCGGCAGCGTCCCGTTCGCGCCAAGCAGCAGTCGTTGCTTTATCTCGTGAGGCTCAGACTTCATCCTCTCATCCTCCTTCGGCGCTATGGCTAGGCACATTGGCGTGTTCATCACCCTACCCCTTCCGTCGCATCCCACGCCTCGCCGATGTCGGGCTCCGGCGTCCACAGCGGGCCGGCGATTTGGGCAAGCCAGCCCTTACCGATCCACCAGCGGGCTTCCTTGACTGCGGCGGCCTGATCGGCGACCGGCTTAGTCAAATCGATCTCGCCCGCCTCGTAGACCACCACGACCCACCGCCCCTCACTCATCGTCGCCTCCGGCCGGCTTCGGCGCGCTGGCGGCTAGGGCTGCAATGGACTCGCTTAGAACCGCCATGGGGCATGTGCCGCATTTCTGGTGGCGGCGAGCCGTCGTGGCATAGTATGGGCGGAACGCCGCGCAACCCTCACCGTCACCGCCGCATGTCGCCCTTGCGTATGCTGCGTCAGTGTTGATAGCCTCTCGCAGCCGCGCGACCTCTTGGCGAAGGGCGACGGCGGCGTTGTGTTCGCGCGTCCCGTCTTCTTCGATGGCGTCTAGCTGCCCCCGCAGCCGTGTGGTCTCCGCCGCAAGTTCGGCGATGCGCTTGCGGGCGTCCGCCTTGGCGTCGGCCGCGCCCGCCATGTAGGCGACCGTGGCAATGTCTCCGTCGTCGGTCATGTCTTGGCCCTCACTGCGAAAGGTCCTACCCCGCGCTTTCGGGCGTCGCGGACTAGCGATGCAAGCCAGTCCGGTTTCTCGACATGCCCGCCGTCCGTCGCGCCCGTCCACCATCCATGGACATAAGAGATCGAACGGTTACCGCCTGGCCCAGGCTGAGGTGCATTGTGCAAGCCGTCCCTATAGCCCTCAAAAAGGTCGTCTTCGTTCAGGCGATCAAGGTCCGTCGCGTCGGTTATCGGAAAACTCAAAGACCCCATCCCCGTCACCCTCCCTTCGCGCCGCTGGACCCGACCGGCCGAACCATGGGGCGGCGGGCTTCGACGGCCTGCCGCTCAGCGAGCCATTCAGCGTCGCGGCGCTCGTATTCGGCGAAGGCAGCCCCTTGGTCGGCGTAGACATGCACGCTGCCGCTGCCCCCTGTGACGCGCCAGCCTGAGACCGGCTTAAGGTCGGTTTCGTGCCCCATCCACGTAGCGCGGAAGACGGGAGCCCGGTCCCACGGCGTCAACTCTGCGGTCTCCGGCTCGGGCGGCGCGACGTTGCGGATGCGGTTGGTCGGAACGGCCGGGTACCCCTCCGCCCACCAGAACGCGCGGCCTTCGTCAAAAACGAGTCCTATGATCTCGCCGCCCATGGTCGTGTCGGCCACGCAAACGACGCGCGCTGTTCTCGGCCCGAGCCCGGCCACCGTCTCGCCGAGCACCCGCACCGGCCGCCCGTCCTCGGTCTCCAGCGGCTTGCTCCAATCGATAGGCGCGCGCTCATCGCCGCCCGTCTCTGCCGGCGTCGCCGGCCACTCTGCGTCACAGCCCATTGTGGTCTTCCTCCTGGTTGGCGTCTGCGCTGGCCTTGTATTCAGAAACGGCCGCCGCGATGGCGCACGCGATCCGTCGATAGGCTTCGGCTTCTTCCGGCATGCCGCATTGTTTGCAGAGCGTCGTTTCGTCGATCATGAATCGATGGGCGTCGCGCATAGTCTGGAGAACTGCGGCTTGGTCGATCTCAGTCATCGGTCGGCTCCTTGCTCAGACGGCGGGCGCGCAGGGCCATGAAGGCGTCGGCGCAGTATCCAGCCAAGTCGGTCCAATCATCAGCAGCGCGACATACAAGTTCTGGGTTTGCGCAGATCCCCGTCAACGCCGCCAGCGCCGCCTTGTCCCATAGCGCCTGCGTGTCGTCTGGCTTGCGCTCAAGCGGATGCGCGCGCGGGACCGGCAGCGGGGCGATCATCGGTCGCCCTCCGCTTTGGCGAGGGCATCGCAAACAGCGATCCACCAATCCGGGCGCTCGTCGTCCTCGAACGGGACATGGGCGTCGTATGCCTGCCATAGCGCCTCGTACATCGTCGGGCACGCGGCGATCAGGCGGGCGTTGGCGGCACACTCTTCAGGCGATGCCGTTATATTGCCGCTCGCCGTGAATTCTACGCCTATATATTCCTTTTGCCACACAAGGCAGACCTCTGATCCAGACGCCTGAACATCTGCTCCGTGCTCCGGGTCCACGTTCCACGGCCCCGGCGTCCACTTCCTCTCAGTCATTAGATACATCCTCCAATGTGAAGCGCCACGCCCACGGCCGCAGCGGCGAACGCGATCACGACGGCCCCGGCCGCCAGGCGCTCAAGTTGCACGGTGTAGCGGTCTGACCAGTCGCCCTCGGGCGCGCCGATCATCCATGCCGCCATGTCGTCAAGAAGCCGCGCGCGGGCCTTGCGGTGCGTCAGCCAGCGGGGCGGGGTGATGGCGTGGCGGGTCATGACCAGTCCCCGGTATGAAAGTCTTTGCAATAGCAAGGCCAGTCATCCGGCTTGTCGCACGTCCCGTCCGCTTTCATGACGCGCTTGCCCATCTCGCAAAGCCGCCTGTCGGGCTCGTCCAAAAACCGGACGACCCGCGTGTGACGCATGGACTTGCGGAAGCGGAACCTTTCGTCCGGCGCTTGCTGGCCGCCAGCCTCATAACTCCAACGGCCGAAGACGTTTCCTTCGTCGATGACGCAGGAAAATGTATTGTCGTGCGATCCGGTTATGGTCGCCGGAACGGCCACGCTCTCAATCTGAATGTCTGGATCACCGCCCCAACTATATGGGCCTTCTTTTGGGCGTGGCGTCGGGACCAAAACACGACGGCCAGGGCGCAACGCATCTGCCAACTTCTTGCACCGAAACGTCACGGACCTTGCGACGTCCCCGAGAAGCCGTGTCCGCTCACGGAAGGTCTCGCGCAGATCGCAGCCTTCACGAAGTGGGCAGCCGTGGCATGGGTTAATGCGGGTCACGCCCCACCTCCCCGCGCCTGCTTGGCGCGCGCGATGGCGGCTCGGGCGGCGGCGAGGTTGTCCCACCCGCAGTTGGTCGACCACTGTCTAACATCGTTGTATGGCGAGTTTGCCGCGCAGTTTTCGATCTCGTCAGCGAGCGCCCCGAACGGCTCCAACGCCTCGACCAGCGCCGTCACCAGATCGTCGTCGGCGCGCGTGTTCCAGGCGGCGGCTGCACGCTTTCCCGCACTCGGCATGCCGTCAGGGCCATGGTATTTCTCCGGCCCGCATGCCATACAGACGCGGCACCTCACCTTATATCCATCGCGGACAGGCACCACGCGCGGGGATATGTCGTCTCCGCACAACCAACACGCCCGCAGCTTCGTCTCGTCGCTCACGCCACGTCCTCCTGCTGGATGCCCATCCGCCGCTTCAGGTCGCACGCCTGATCGGCCATCTCGTCGCTGACGTGGGCGAAGAAGTCCGCCAGCCAGTCGCACCGCTCGGCACGGCACTGGCGCGTCAACTCGAACGCCTCGTCGCTGATCGCCTGCGCTTCCTCCGGCGTCATCGGTCGCGACCTTCGGCACGGGCTAGAACGGCGAGCGCGTGATCCATAAGCAGTCCCGGCTCATGCCTGCCGCCTGTACGATCAAGCCACCCGGTTAGATTCTTCAGCGCCTCGTACATCTCCGGCGCGGCGACGATCAGGCGGGCGTTGGCTTCTCCAAAAACATGAACGCTCTCCACGCGATCCTTGCCGAAATCTTCAAGTCCTGTGAGGCAAAGAGACGGTTCGACAGGCATATGCGCTCTTAACTTAGAGCACGGGCCACCGCCCTTTTCTTGCCCGACAATCAAACCCTCCCCGTTTGGGCCGACTAACATTTGCCATCCCCATCCGGCCCTGTAGTCCTCGCCCTGCCAACGCCATGGCCCCGGCGTCCAATTCCGTTCGGTCATCCCCGTCACTCCGCTGCGTAGCGCGTGGCCGAAAAGCTCGACCACTCGCATGACACGTGTTCGTCAAACGCCGCGTCCACGTCGCCCTGCGTCTCAAGCGCCGCGTCGGCAGCCCGATACAGAATAACGTCAAAGTGCGGGTTCAGCGCCGCCCATCGGCCACGCTCGAACTCGTACTCAATCGGGCCGGGGAAATACGCCGTGGGCTCGACCACGCTCGTGAACCGTAGCTCCTGCCGGAGCGCCAGTTCGCCAGCCAGGTCGATCATCGCGCCGTTCGGCAGCGGGATCTCCGTTAGCGATGCGGTGATGTATGGCATCTGTCGTCCCTCGTCGTCGTGTGTGGCGATGAGGGATAGTGTGCTTCTTTGGCACAAGCCAGTCAAGCACAAATTTGGCCAGCCGGAAGATTATTCGGCTTGACAGCGTTGTGCCAAACCGCCACACTCCACGCCATGACGCTAGATAAATACCTCAAGGCCAACGGCCTTTCGCGGCGCGCTTTCGGCGAAATGATCGACGTTGAGCGCAGCACCGTGGCCCGTTGGGCGCTCGGCGACCGTCAACCGCCATTAGCGATGGTCGCCAGGATTGAGCAGGTGACGGGCGGCGCTGTCCGCTTCGAAGACTGGCTTGAGGCCGACATGACCGGAGATGCCGCCTGATGCTGGCCGGCCGCTCCAAGGAATAGCGACTTCGGGCGCTCGCGCAAAAAAATGGCGGCGCACCCGAAGGCCGCCGCCAGAAGGAAAAGCATATGAATAAAATAATGCACATGCAGGCCGCCAGCAAGGCGAAAGACCTTGAGTGGCTTGACGATATGCTGCTTCGGGCGCAGTCGCGCATCGTCACCCGCGCCGCCGAACTCACGCCCGCTATCGCCGAGGCGCTGATCGGCCTTAACCCCGGCAACCGCACTGTCAGCGCCGCTACCGTCGAGAAGTACGCCCGCGACATGGCGGCCGGCGCTTGGGCGGCGAACGGCGAGAGCATCATCATTTCGCGCTGCGGCCTTCTGAATGACGGGCAACACCGTTGCGCCGCCGTCATCATGGCGGGCGTCACCATCCCCGCCATCTTCGTCGCTGGCGTCGAGCGTGAGACCCGGACAACGGTCGATCAGGGCAAGGCGCGCACAGCCGCAGACTACCTGTCGATGAACGGCCATAAGGATGCGCATCGTCTTTCGGCTGCGGCGAAGTACATCTGGCAGTTTGGCCAGAGGAACGAACTCAGCCAACAGACGCACTTCGCTCCAACCAAGATCGAGGTCATGCAGACGATAGATGGAGATCCGTCTATCGCGGCAAGCCTCGCGGCAGTTCCGAAGAAGGGCGCGGAAACGGTTGGTGGCCGATCCGTCCTGACGTTCGCCCGTTGGGCGATGTCGAGGCGCAGCGGGACCGATGACGCTGACGACTTCATTTCTGCGCTCGTGCACGGCCACAACCTCGCCCCGCGCGACCCGATCCTGTACGCGCGCAATCGCCTGCTGGCGGAAAAACGTCTGACGCCGAACGAGAAGGCCGAACTGATCTTCCGCGCTTGGAACGCGCATCGCCGTGGCCAGTCCGTTGCGACGCTCCCGATCAAGGGCGGGCCGCTCCCGCGTCTGGAGCGCTAGGCCATGATCCAATCGCTTCCCACCGACAAGATCGACCGCCGCGACGACGCGCGCGCCATCAACGAGGCAACCGTCTCCGCGCTGGTGGATAGCATCGCCGCTGTCGGCCTGATCAATCCGATCCGCGTTCGCGCTGCCGGAGATCGGTGGGAAGCGATTGCCGGAGCGCACCGTCTGGCAGCCTGCCAACGTCTCGGGCTCGCCGATATCGAATGCGTCGTCGTCGCCGATGACGACCTGCACGCTGAGCTTGCGATGATCGACGAGAACCTTTGCCGGGCGGAACTGTCGCCGGCCGAGCGGTCCTCGCAGACGGCGCGACGTAAGGCGATCTACCAAGAACTGCATCCCGAGACGCGGCATGGCGGCGACCGCAAATCCGATCAAGTTGCCAAGTTGGCGACTTGCTCTGGCGAGCGCTTCACCGCCGAGACGGCCAGCGCCACCGGCCGCTCCGAGCGCGCCGTCCAACGCGACGCCGAGCGCGGCGCGAAGGTGATTCAGGAAGTCTTGGACATGATCCGGGGCACGCCGCTCGATACCGGCGTCTACCTCGACAAGCTCAAGCGGATGCCGCCGAACGACCAGTATACGGCCGCCAAGCGCGACCTTGCCGAGGCCCGTCGCTCCGAACGCGCGCCTCAATCGTCGCCACGGCCAAGCCGGATCGACGCCGACGTAAAGGCTCGGGCGGCCAAGGAAGTCGCTGAGATCCTTGCTGCTCATGTCCCGCACGACGCTTGGGACGGCGTGAAGGCCAACCTGTACGCGGCCGGCGCTCGGAACATCGCCGACGAACTCGCGAACATCACGGGGCAGTCGATCATGGACCGGAGGTACGCATGAACGTCTATGTGGTCAGCAATCCGGCAATGCCGGGTTTGGTAAAGATAGGTCGGTCCATAGATGTTGAGGCACGCCTCGCCCAATTGTCTAACGTAACGGCCGTTCCTCTCCCGTTCATTTTGGAATTTGTAGACGCCACAGATGGTGAAGTCTGTGAAGTGGAGAGGTTGGCGCATCAATTGCTGGCTGAACATCGCATCAATCCTTGCAGGGAATTCTTTAGGGCGTCCGTATCCCAAGCTATTTCTGCGGTGCAAACAGCCGCGTTGATTTCGGCGTGGAATATGGCTGATCGCGAAGCCCGCGAGGACTTCCTGGCGCAGATCGACGTGTCGGTGTTTGACCGCACGTCGGCGGGCAGGGCGGCATGACCTGGGCGCAGATCGCCATCGGGCTGACGGGCGTGGGCTTCGTGCTGTCGCTGCGCTCGACGGCGGCCGGCGTCGTCTGCGTGTACCTCGCGCTTGGCGCGATGCTGATGGGGATGGTGTGATGGCTGAGAAGAAAGAGCGCACGCCGTTGGAACTGCGCCGCCTCGACGCGCGGATGCACACGGCAAGCCAGATCCACCACCGCGCACGGATGGAACACGTTCTGTACGGCGCGCTGCATCGGCGCATGGCGATCCTGCACCAGAAGCACGCGCGGCTTGCGTTCATCGACGTGCAGCACCTCACGCAACCCGATCCGTCCGCCGCTCACGGGGCCGCCTCTCCCTCGGCCGAAGCGCGGCGCACCTCCCGCAACTGCGGCCCGGCGGGCGATACGTCTCCTGCCGGGCCGGATTTTCACGGGACTTCCGACACATGATCGGCGCCCGCGTCCCCACCCGGCGCGCCGTAGCCCAGGCCGGCTGTTCGCCCCTCGTCGGTCGGCCTGGGCGTTCCAAGACGTTCTTCAACGACGTGATCGCCGTCTTCCGGGCCGGCGGGAAAGCGATGGGGCGATGACCTACGCCCGCAAGGAAGTCATCGGCGACGCGACGCTGTACCTGGGCGACTGCCTGGAAGTCATGCCGGCGCTGCCCGATGCCGCTATCGACATGATTTGGACAGACCCGCCGTATGGGCACAGCAATCATGATGGCGACTGGAACTCGCGTCTAAACGAAGTTCGCGGCATCGAGGGCAAGCCGATTGCAAACGATGATGCGGATGGCATGCGCCGCGTCGTTGACGGCATGCTGGTCGAGGCAAGCAGGGTTCTAAAGCCCGACTGCTGCTGCTGCTGCTGCTGCTGCGGCGGCGGCGGTCCAAGGCCGACATTCGCGTGGGTAGCGGATCGCATGGACCGCGATGGACTGACATTCTTTCACAGCGTCATCTGGGACAAGAAGAACCCCGGCCTCGGATGGCGCTACCGGCGTCAGCACGAGATGGTCATGGTCTCGCACCGTGCCGGCGGAAAGCTGTCTTGGGCCGACCAAAACGTTACCGCGCGGAATGTCTTCTCGCTTATGCCACCGCGCGAACGCGAACACCCTAACGAAAAGCCGTTAGGCCTCGTCGACCACTTCATCCGACTGCATACCGTCTACGGCGATATCGTTTGCGACCCCTTCATGGGCAGCGGCACGACTGGCGTTGCGTGCGCCAAGCTCGGCCGCAAGTTCATCGGCATCGAGCTTCACGAGCCATACTTCGACATCGCCTGTCGCCGCATCGAAGACGCCTACCGCCAGCCGGACATGTTCATCGCTCCGCCCGCCAAGGCGACGCAGGAGGCGATGGACCTATGAGCCAGACGCGCCGCATGTCCGCCGTGGAGGCCATCGCCAACGTCGCCATAGGCTACGGCATCGCCGTACTCGCGCAGGCCATCGTGTTCCCGCTGTTCGGGCTCCGCGCCAGCGTCGCTGAGCATTTCGGCATCGCCGCGATATTCACCGCCATCAGCCTTGTGCGCTCCTACGCCGTGCGCCGGCTGTTCAACGCATGGAGCCGCGCATGAATGCCATCATCGCCATAGACCCCGGCAAGACGGGCGCAATCGCCTACGACTGCGCGGGCGCGTTGCTCAAGGTCTACGACATGCCGGACACGTCAGCCGGCGTCGTCTCCATGCTCCGCAGCCTGTCCTACGGCCCCGACATCGCGCTCGTCCTGATCGAGAAGCAGCAGTCGATGCCGAAGCAGGGCGTCAGCAGCACGTTCACGCTCGCCGAGGGCTACGGCCTGCTTCAAGGCGTCGTGATGGCCCTTGGCCTGCCGATGGATTTCGTGCGGCCCGCTGAGTGGAAGAAGCGCCTTGGCCTGACGAACGCGGACAAGGCTGGCAGCCGCGACATGGCGGCCAGGCTGTTCCCGGATCAGGCGGACCTATTCGCGCGGCAGAAGGATCACGGGCGCGCCGAGGCGGCGCTGCTCACCGTGTACGCGAGGCGTCACATGATCGGAGAAAGGAAAGCAGCATGAAGGACATGGTGGAAACCGGAACGGAGCTTGTCACGCAAGAAGCGTTGACGCCCGCAATTGTGTTCGCGCCCGGCGGTGTGGACCCGCTACTAGCGGAAATCGCGTCAAAGGCGCGCAGCCACTGCGCTGACGTTTCGACGGCAAAAGGGCGCAAAGAAATAGCGTCAATCGCCCATAAAGTGGCGCGCTCGAAGACGCTGCTCGATGGCATGGGTAAGGATCTAGTCGCTGAGTGGAAGGCGAAAGCCAGCGCAGTCGATGAAGAACGGCGAAAGATTCGGACGTTTCTCGATGAACTGAAGGATGAAGTGCGTCGGCCGTTAACCGAATACGAAGACTCGGAGAAAACGCGCGTCGATAACATCCGCGCAACGATTGAGCAGATTAACGATGCCGCATTTGCTGAAGGTGATTCGTCCGCGCTGCGTGACGCCCTCAATAATGCTCGTTCAATTGTCATCGACGAAGATATCTTCGCCGAGTTTCAGGCGGAAGCGGCTCTAGCGAAAGAGCGGTGCATCAATCGTCTAACGGACAGCCTGGCCGCAGCGGAAGCGCGGGAAGCAGAGGAAAGGCGGATTGCGGAAGAAGCCGCTGCCGCAGAAGCCGCGCGTCGCGAAAAGGAAGAAGCGGACGCGAAGGCGCGCGCCGAGCGCGCTGCGGCCGAAGAAGCGGAGCGCCGCCGTAAGTGGGAGGCTGAAGCCGCTGAACGAGAGCGCGTAGCGGCAGAGAAGGCAAAGCACGAAGCGGAGCGCGCGGCGATTGAGGCGCAGCGTAAAGCAGACGAAGAAAAAGAGCGCGCACGGCAAGCCGCAGAACTAGCTGAGGCGCGCCGGGTCGCAAATCAGGAACACCGCAGAACGGTCAATCGCGAAGCGATGACGGCGATACAGGCGACCGGCGTCACTGAAGACCAGGCGAAAGCCATCGTCCTGGCAATCATCAACGGCGACGTTCCACACGTTACGTTGGCGTACTAACCCGCATGACCCAACACCCCGCCCGTATCTCCACCACCGCTGCGCCTGCGGTGCAAGCGTTGCTGCGCGAAAGCGTCAAGGCCGCACGGGGCCGGGGTTGCATCACGGTTGCGGCTAAGCGCGCAGGGCGAGGGCGGTAGGAGGGACACGTTGTGACAGGAGAAGGATCGATGACCGCGAAGAAAGAGGCCAAGCCGGCCGAACCGTTCCAGCGCGACACGAGCTTGAACGTCTATCAGCGCCTCGCGCTCGTGATGGAGGAAGTCAGCTACCTCAAGAAGGACACCAAGATCCAGGGCTACACGGCCATGTCGCACGACGGCGTTACTGCCGCGACGCGGCCGGCCCTGCTGAGGCATGGCGTCTTGGCGCTACCGCATGCCTACAGGCACGAGACGCTAGATAACAAGCCGACCCGAAACGGCGAGATGGCGCATGTTCGCCTGGAGGCCGTCGTCCGTTTCATCAACATCGATAACCCGGCTGATTACGTGGACGTGCCGTCGCTGGCTGACGGGCAGGACCAGAACGACAAGGCGTCGGGCAAAGCCATCAGCATGGCGATCAAGTACGCGCTGCTCAAAGGCCTGATGCTTGAGACCGGCGACCGCGAGGAAGAACGCATCGAGGTCGAGCCGGTCGATCACGCCAACGACGAGCAGCGCATTGCGCCGGAGAACCCCGCCGACGCAGGCGACTGGTTCGAGCCGACGCCGGAGATCGCCGAGAACCCGCTGTACATCCCGGTCCATCCGAAGGTCGATCCGAAGGGCGTTGCGAAGCTCTACAACGGCCAACGGATACCGAACTGGCGGTCGTGGGCGCAGGACTACCGGGACGCCATGGCCGAGGCTGCACGCTCGCCCGAGCCGCTTACGACGCTCGAAGAACTGTTCCACGCCAACTCTAACACCGAAGCCCGCTTTGCTAAGACGAAGGCTGGCGTGGACGGCGGCGCGAACTGGCTGAACGGCGAGAAGTCGAAGTTCCGCGCAATGGCGGCGCAGGCCCCCAA